TCATCCCATCGGATGCTCTTTTCGGAACGCCTCGGTCTGGCGCTTGAGATAGATGCGCCGCGTCTCGCGACGCACAGCCCTGCGCAGCGCGTCGATGTGCGAATATTCTGTTTTCAGCCACAGGCGGTAAAGGAAATCCAGCGGCCTGCGCTGCGGCGTCAAAACAGAAAGCTGCTGGTGGGTAAGCGGCGTTTCCCGTAAAATGGAAAGCAGGTCCTGCTTGATGACATATTCATATGCCCTGTTCATCACCTTTGCGGGCACGCTGCCCTCCAAAAGGTCCCGCAGGCAAAACATCTCATGCTCCGCCTGCGCGATCACTTTCATCTGCTGTTTTGTCATGTTCTGTATCCTCCGTTTTTTCTATCGGGCTTCGCCCGCAATTCTTTCCCGGTTTCTTTTTCGCTGCCGTCCGGCTTCATCTGCCGCCGCATCCTGCATATGGTCGATCAGAACATTGGAAAGGCCCGTGTCCTTTTTCAGATACTCCTGATACAGATATTCCAGCGGCATGCGCATGCCCAAAAGCGCCTTTGTTTCCTTTGGGCCAAGGAACGCTTCTTCCACCAGCAGCGCCACATCTGTTTTCACCGCAATTTCGCCAGCCTTTTCGATCACATCCTGTACGGGCAGACGCTCCAGCCCGGCCACAAAAGCCGCCAGCTCATCATTCATTTTTCCGATCAATCGTTCCGTATTGTTCATAAAGCTCCCTCTGTTATCTCTCATAGTCCTTCGCCGCCCGCTGCGGCGGCTCAATATCCAGCGTATCGTCCATCAAATCCGGGATGCTGTTCTTCCCGTCGATGTTCAGCAGTGCGTTCACCGCCGAGAGCCGCGCTTCCTTTTCAGCCAGTTCCTGCTCCTGTGCAAACGGCTTCTCCAGCTCCTGCCGGGTATTTTCCTGCTGCTTTTCGATCTCCGATATCTCCTGCGTCAGCTTTTTCAAATGGGCTTCCATCCCGTTCAGCGCATTGTTGAGACGGGCAAGGTTGCCCTGTACATCCGTGCCCAGCTCCGCGAAATACACCGCCGCGCCGCGCAGGCCCACGACAAACGCCTGTTCCATCGCACGGTATTCAAGCCGCATCGCAAACCCGCGGTATGAGCCTATTTCCATCGCTTCGCCGCGCTGCACCACCGTCTGGCACAAAGCCAACAGCTCAGCGCCCGCCGCGGCCTTGTCCGTGTACTCCCGGCCCATGACCGTCATGAAAAACTGTTCCCTGTCCTCCGGTGTGTTCGCGTCGCGCCGGGGGATGTCCTTTTCAATGGCCCCGATCTTCTGCCGCCGCTCCAAAAGCTGCTGCGGATATTCCAGCAGCAGCATATCCTCCAGCCTGTACCGCTGGGACACATGGCTTGATTTCAAAAGCCGCAGCTTTGTCACGTCCGTTTCAAGCTGTACCTTCTCCAAAATATGCGGATTGCCTGTGGACAGCGCCTTGATCTCACCATAGGACAGCACCGCTTCATCCAGGTCCTCGCAGGAACGGGACGGCGCTTTTCCGCTCATCACCTGGGATATGAACCGCTGCTTTGTCTCAATGAGCTGCCACGAATAAGCGTCAAACGTCCCTTCCGTCACATAGCGGTGGATGAACACCTTTTTGTTGGTATTTCCCTGCCGGATGGCCCTGCCCTCACGCTGCTCTATGTCGGACGGACAGACTTTGCGGACGATCCATCTGCTATGCCGCTTTTCGGGCGGCGGCACGTCTGCGCCGTGTGCTTTCCGTACTCTGCTGGGTGTGTATCTTTTGGGCGCAGGGCTTACAATACTTTGCCACCCCGGAACCGGGCGTGAACTCTGCCCCGCAGCATTGGCACCGCTTGGGGGAGAGGGGGGCTGCATAGCGTTTTGTGGCCTTGATATGTAACTCGTTGGAGAGAACTCCAACGAATTTGTAGTAGATTTTGATGGTCTGTTCCACCGTGCCGTCCTCTTTCTGGACACGCTCCCCCACCGTGATTTTCTCAATCAGAGCGTTGACCATAGCGGCGGACAGCTCGGCGGCGTCGGCGTACCCGGCAATCAGGGAGAAGAAGTCCGTTACCCCGTTGTCGGAGGTTTCCTTTTCAGCCAGTGAAGCGTTGATTTCCTCTATCCGGGCCGAAAGTTGAGCCTGTTCCGTTTCGTACTTCCGGGAAACCATGTCAAAATTGCGCTCCGTGATACGCTCCATGACCTTATCTTCATACAGGGCTGAAAAGAGCTTGTCCAACTCGCCCAGCCGCTTGGACAGCTTGCGCTTCTCCCGTTCCAGGGCCTTTTGCTCGGTGGCCCCGATGGAGGATAGCTGCTGCTGAAGCTGGCGCACCCGCTTTTCATCCCCCTCCACCGCCAGCCTTGCGAAATGACGGATATCGGCCAGCACAGCGTCAAACAGGTCCCTGGCCTCGATGGAGTGGGCCGAACAGCCCTTGGAGCCGTTGGTGCCGTAGTTGTTGCACATATACTGCACACAGTCGATGGGATTGGGCCGCTTGCGGCGGTTGGCGCTGGTGGCCCGCATAGCGTAGCCGCAGTCGGCGCATTTCAGTATCCCGGAAAAGATGTTGTCAAAGCCGCTCCCGCCCTTGTCCCGCCGCCTGCTGGTCATCATCCGCTGTACTATATCAAACTGTGCCTGGGTGACGATGCCCTCGTGGGTGTTGGGTATCACCTCCCATTCTTCCGGGAGCCTGGAGGGGCGTTTCTTGCTTTTCATGCTCACCGCCACCCGCTTATACCCCACAAGGTTCCCGGCGTACACAGGGCTGCGTAGAATGGCTCTGACGCTGTTGTTGCTCCACTGGTAGCGGTTATCCTCCTTGCCCTCAAAGTGCCGCTCATAGCCGCTCTCGCCCCGCTCTGCGGCGGCGTAGGCGGCGGGGCGGAGGATATAGCTGGCGTTGAGGTGGTTGCGGATCTTGGCTATCCCAGCCCCGTCCAGCGCCATTTGAAAAATCAGCTTCACCACCGGGGCCGCTTTCTCGTCAATAATCAGGTGGTTGTGGTCGGCGGGGTCTTTCAGGTAGCCGTATGGGGGAGAGGTGGACACATACAAGCCGCTGTTGAACCTGGCACGGAGGGCCGATTTCACCTTCATGGACACATCGGCGGCGTACATCTCGTTCAGGATATTGCGAAACGGGGTGATGTCCATGGCACTCTTGTTCAGCGTATCCACCCCGTCGTTGACAGAGATATAGCGCACCCCATGCTCCGGGAAGAACACTTCCAGATACAGCCCGCAGTCCAGATAGTTCCGGCCCAGCCGGGACAGGTCTTTGGTAATGACGCAGTTGATACGCTTGGCCTCAATGTCCTGGATCATGCTCTGGAAACCGGGCCTTTGGAAATTCGTTCCAGAATAGCCGTCGTCCACATAGGTCTGGACAAGGTGCCAGCCCCGCTGACGCACATAGTCGGTGAGGATGGCCTTTTGCGTCCCAATGCTGGCGCTCTCGTCCCGGTCGCCGTCCTCTTTCAAGTCCTCTTTTGACAGTCTGCAATAAATCGCCACGTCATAAATGGTGCTGTCTTTCTTCGTTCCCATCGTGATACCTCCTTGTGTTGAACAGACTTTACGGACAGTTTATCCGCTCTCGCCCTCCTTGTCCAAGGTGCGGCGGCGTTCAAGCTGCCGCCGCAAATCCTCGTAAATAACGGGGAAAAGAACATCTTCCATGCTCTTTTCCCCGGTGAATACCCGCTGAACAATAAGACGGGGCTTCTGCCGCCTGGGGGCGGTCTGCTTCGCCATGCCCCTCACCTCCCGTCCCGGCTGGAACGCTGGCGTTCCAGGTGGCGGGCGTAAAAGGCCAGGGCTTTCAAGATGAAGTCCTCTTTCTGCTGGGGAGTACGCAGCTTGTTCAGGTACTTGCCCACCTTGTCGCTGGACAGCTTGATATACTCCTTCTGATTGCCCTTGACCTCCGACATGATGTGGAAGATACCGTCCATATCAAGCTGGCCCGCTTCGCTCAGCTTCCGCATACGGATGGCCTGGGACAAGGAGGGGGTGGCGTCCTCGCTCTCAATGGTTTCCAGCAAATCCCGCTGTTCTACTTGGCTGAGATAGGACAGCTCCACGGCGGGGGTAAAAGCGATTCTGCCCTCGTCCACCAGGGCCAGGAGGGGCTTTTCCAGCTTGGTCAGGCGGATATACCGCTGCACCTGTGTCTCGCTCTCGCCGGCGTTCTCCGCCACAGCGCCCCTTGACGACTTCTGTCCAGGTTGGACAGACCTTTTCCCCTGGTGACGCAGGGCCTCCACCTTCATCTTGTAGGCAAACGCCTTTTCAGACGGTAACAGCCCCTCCCGCTGGATGTTGGAATCCACCATGAAGATCACGGCGCTGTCACGCTCCATATCACGGACAAGGGCGGGGATCGTCTCGATCCCCGCCCTCCTGCAAGCGTGTAATCTGCGGTGGCCGCTGATGACCTCATACCCACCCTCCTTGACCGGGCGCACCACAATGGGCGTCATAATGCCAAACTCCCTGATACTATGGACAAGCAGCGCCATCCCCTCGTCGTCCCTGACCTGAAAGGGGTTGTCCTGAAAGGCGGCGCACTCCGACACCTTGATTTCTTGAATGTTCATCTATTTTTCCCTCTTTCCTGATTTTTGCGGGCGTCCCGCTCACGTTTCGTCAACTGGGCCAGCAGCTCCGGGGGAATTTGGGAGATAATGCCCTCCAGCTTTTTCTGTTCCCGGTTCAGTTGATACAGCTTGTAGTTGGCTTCCTCCAACTCCTGTTTGTAGTCCTGATTGGCCTGCCATGCCGTGGCCCGTCCCTCCGTCACATAGGCAAGCTCCCGTTCCAGGTCTGCGATCTGCTTGTCCGTGCTGGCGACCTGGGCCTTTAGCTGGGTCATTTCCGGGGCGTACCTGCCGAGAAGGGCGATGGCCTCCTCCTTTTTCCTGCCGCTGTTCAGAACGCCGATACTATTGATGGCCTGACAGATCTCGTCATAGTGCTTGTATAGCTCCGCTGTCAGCTTGAACATATAGGGCGGGATGTGCTTGCGGTGGGTCAGCTTTTTGGGCAGTCCACGGGACAAGTCGGGGTAACGCTGGCTCATATGCTCATAGAACCTGTCCTGCCATTTCACAAGGCCCTGCGGCCCGCCGATCACGTCCTTGGAGGACAAGCGGCCCTTTGAGGTGATGGGGACAAAACAAAGGTGCATATGGGGAGTTGCCTCGTCCATATGCACCACGGCGGAGATGATATTCTCTTTTCCAAAATTGTCCTCAAAGAATTGGTAGGCGTGGCTGAAATACGCCCGCTGTTCCTCCCGGCTCTTTGCCTTCAGCCAGTCAGGAGTGCCGCCCACAAAGCAGTCCTGCAAGACCACGCTGTCCTTGCGCCGCCGTGCCCCGGCCTGTTCGATACGGGCCAGCGCCGCCTCCCGGTAGGGGCCTGGGGGCTGGACGATGTGGTAATTCAGGGCGGTGCGCTCCCGGTCGATGTCGGGGTTGCTCTTGTATTCCTCTTTCTGCCGTTCGTGGTGCTTGTTGATACGGCCCACCGAGGGCAGCTTTCGTTTCTCTATCCGCATGATTGCGTAATTCGCCATAATGACCTCCTTCCGGGAAGGATGTAAGAAGTCACATTGTCCCGTAGAAGCGGGCAGCATCCCCCATCCCTCCGTGCGTGTTTGGAACGAACGTGTTCAAGACCGGGCGGGGTCAGGTACACAACATTTGCGCCCGCAAAAAGATACCGCCATGCTTTGTTCGATCTCCGCTCACAAAGCATAACGGTATCTGGCGGTGGTTGTGCCGCTCGCCCCGGCTCGCGCCACAACCGCCGCCGCAGGCGCAAGTGTTGTGTAACCCACTACACCTTGCAAGCAAGGTGGTGGGCCAGAGGGCTTCCCTCTGGACTCCCTGACCAACGTATTACAGACCGTCCCTATCCGGCATCGACCACAACCACACAGCCCCGGCCTTGACGGAGCGGACGCCCAAAAGCTGCTTCGCCTTTTTCGCTGTACTCTCCCCAACGCCCGCCGCCCTCAGCTTCTCCATGACCTCCCGCTGGGGCTTCGGCCCGTCCAAGAGAAGCTGACTTATTACCTCCTTGGCCTGCCGCATTTGGGTGTCAGGTCTGCCCAGGCTGGCGAACACGTTGCCCAGCACTTCATCCGCTGTCCTGGCGGTTTCCTCAAGCCACTGGACAGCGCCGCCGCCTACTGAAAAGACGATGGCGCTGCCGGTAGGCCCCACGTTACACTTCACCTGGGCCATGATACGCTCGTCCGGGTGTTCCCGGTCTGTCCGGGCCACCAGCAGGACGCTCCGGGCAGCACCCACGATGTCCACGGAGCCAACGGCCCGGTTGATGGCCTTCTGCCCGATAGCCTTATTCATGTGGTGGACGATCAGGACGGCGCACCGCTGTTCCCTGGCGATCTCAATGAGGGGGCGGAACTGCCGCCGCACCTCGTTGGCGGCATTGATGCCTGTTTCCTCCCCGATGTAGGCGGAGAGGGGGTCGAGGACAACGAGCCTTGCGCCGGTCTGCCTGACGGCTTGTATCAGCCGTTCATCGGAAAAGGAGAGATACCGCTCCCTCTCGCTGATGAACAGCAGGCGCTCCGGGTCGCCCCCGGCGCTGATGAACCGGGGGACGATGGTATCGTCGGCGTCGTCCTCGCTGGATTGGTAGATGATGTTGATGGGGGGCTGGCCTGTGCCGTCCGTGAAGGGCATGGGCTGTCCCCGGCTCAGCATGGCGGCGAGGTTGAGGACAAAGGTGCTTTTGCCGTCCCCGGCGTCCCCCTGCACCACCGTGATCTTGCCAAAGGGGATGTAGGGATACCACAGCCATTCGATCTCCCGTACCTTGACCTCGCTGGCCTTTGTGATTTCGATTTCTGTCATGTGACCGCTCCTTCCATTGGTTTGATTATGGCATAAAAATAGGGCTGGGAGTTACCCGGCCCTATGTACGCAGCGATATAATGTGACTTCTTACATCCTTCCTATGCCGCCAAATGTATGTTGAATTTTTTGGCGGGTGCTGATATAATGGCGGTGGTAAAACTAACTGACAAATCCAAATTTGTGGAGGCGTTTTATGTTTAATGAAATATGCATATATGAGGCAAAACTCACCAAGTTAGATGAAATCGAAGAACTGATGAGGGAAGTAGCGGAATTTTACTTGGAGCAAGATGGTGTTATTGATGTACACTATATAAAACGTACTCACCGACAAAAAGATTTCAATGCAGTTAAAGAGGGAGAATTACCTGTTCGTCTTACAAGAAATGTAGGTAAGGTAACATATGTCTTGTATTGGGTGCTGGAAAATGAAGAAGCACATGCAAGAATTTCAAAACTTGGTGTAGAGAAATTCTATAAACGTTGGAATCGCTGTTTAACCACAATGCCTAAAATAATTTTAGGTGAAAATGTGGTTTAGACTTCAAATTCCAGTTTATCGGGAAGATGAACACAGTAAAACCCCTGCCAAAATCGGGAGTATGACTATGTATCCGCAAGCCCATTTGTCCCTGACACCCCGGCCCGCAAAGGGAAGTCGCCAAGCGGTGATGTGCCGCACCACCTCACGGGAGTTTCACCCCAACTGCCGTTCTGACAGAGCCGCCCCCATTGTGTGAAGCTGTGGCTGGGCGGGAGTACCATTGTCATTCCGACTGTCATCGCCATGCCGGGGGCAAACCGGCACTCGCAGGGGGTATTCTCGCTCGGCCCGGTAGGGCGGGGGTCATGGCGTACCCTGCTGCTGTGGCTCATGCTTTCACACATCGGAACTGATGTACTTGACGAATGCGTGTCCAGTTGTCAAGGAGCGGCGAGGGAATACCCTCAACTCCCTACCACAACTTTTAAGGCCCAAAACCGAACTTTTATTTTCTGAAAAATTGCACAAAGTTTTAAGATAGCATTTTTGCAGACGATAACAGGCCCCGCAACAGGTATCGAATCAAGATGCCCCAACGACACAAAGTAACTTCTTACATCCTTCCTTGAAAAAGCGGAGACACCCCGCCAGGTGCCTCCGCTTTAGTATGTGTCCGCAAAGTCCGTCCATCATCGCTTGGCCGCCACGGCACATCCAGATGATGCTCCGCTGAAAGCAGCGTCTGCACGTTCGTGCCCGCTCCCATTTTCTGCGTGCTGCCCAGCAGGATGCGCACCTTACCCGAGCGCACCTTTGCGAACAGCTCCGCCTTTTTCTTTTCGTTGTCCGCGTCATGAATGAACGCGATCTCGCCGGGCGGCACGCCGTGCCCGATCAGCTTGTCCCGTACATCGGCATACACGCTGAACGCTTCCGCCTGTACCGCCGCCACGCCGTCCGTCATGCATTTGATCTTCTTCTCAGCCTTTGGCGTGGACAGGTCGCAGAATACAAGCTGTGTCCCTTTGGTGGATGCAAATTCCTGCCAGAGCCGGAACACCTCCTCCACAGAGGCATTGACCTTGCTGCCCGCCTCATCCGGCAGAAGCGGATCGATGAGCCGCTGGTCCAGCGCCAGCTTGCGGCCATCGTTTGTAATTTTCAGCATATTGTCCTCGCTGGGGTCTACGTTTCCGTTCCGCACCGCCTCGGCGCGTTCGCCCAGTTCAGCCACCATTTCCCGCTGGATGTCTGTGGGCTTTACCACAACATTTTTCCGCTCCACCTCCGGCACAGGCAAATTCAGCATATCCGCTGTCTGGATGTCCGCCGCCTCGCGCCACAGCGCCATCAGCTCCGGCAAATTGTAGAACCGGGAAAACCGCGTGCGCATCCGGTATCCCGTCCCCTCCGGCTTCAGCTCCACCGATGTAGTCACTTCCCCGAACGTGGACGCCCATTCGTCGAACAGCGTCAGGCCCCGGTCCTGCAGCATACCGTATTGCAGATACCGCATCATCGTATACAATTCCGCCATGCTGTTGGAGATCGGCGTGCCTGTGGCAAACACCACGCCACGCCCGCCCGTCAACTCGTCAAGATATTGGCATTTGGCAAACAGGTCGCTGGATTTCTTCGCTTCCGTCTGCGCAACACCCGCCACATTTCTCAGCTTTGTGTACAAAAAAAGGTTCTTAAAATTGTGCGCCTCATCAATGAAAAGGCGGTCAATGCCCAATTCTTCAAAGGTCACAACATCATCCTTGCGGCTGTCATCATTGAGACGCTCCAGCCGTGTTTCCAGCCCCTTGCGCGTCCGTTCCATCTGCTTGACCGTAAAGCGCGGCGTATCCTTGTCCATAAGGCCAAGCTGCGTGGTGATCTCGTCGATCTGGCGCTGGAGCATGGCCGCCTGCCGCTCCGCCGACAGCGGGATCTTCTCAAGCTGGGAATGCCCGATGATCACCGCGTCGTAATCTCCCGTGGCAATGCGCCCGCAGAATTTTTTCCGGTTCGCGGTTTCAAAATCCACTTTCGTGGCCACAAGGATATTCGCGCCGGGATACAGCTGGAGCCATTCCGCACCCCATTGCTCCGTCAGGTGGTTTGGCACAACGACCAGGCTTTTGCTGCACAGCCCCAGGCGTTTGGCCTCCATCGCCGCCGCTGCCATCGTGTAGGTCTTCCCGGCCCCGACAACGTGTGCAAGCAGCGTGTTGCCGCCGTAAAGGATGCGCGCCACGGCGTTGCGCTGGTGCTCCCGCAGCACGATCTCCGGCGACATGCCGTGAAAGGAAATATGGCTGCCGTCATACGCCCGCCCGCGCAGGCAATTGAATTTTTCGTTGTACAGCTTCACAAGGCGTTCACGGCGGGCCGGGTCTTTAAAGAGCCAGTCGCGGAACGCCTGCCTGATGGCGTCCTGCTTCTGCTGCGCCAGTATCGTTTCGTTTTTGTTCAGAACCCGTATTTCCCGGCAGGATACGGTGTCGTATTTTGTGTCGTACACCTTTACCGTGCGCATATTCAGCGACGCTTCCAGAATGTGAAATCCGTTGATGCGCTCTGTACCATATGTCTCGTTTGCTTTCACATTGGCCGCCGCGCCCTTTGCCTTGTTTGTGATGTTCCACTGGCCTGTGTATGAGACATATATCACTTCCATCACCGCTGCGGCATTCCAGGACGGCTCCAGCAGCTCCACCATGAAATCCTTCACAACATCCACCGGTATCCATGTAGCGCCCAGATGCACCTCGATGTCCCCGGCTTCAACGGGCGCGGGCTGCACCTGCTCCAGAGCGGATACATTGACTACATACGCCGCATCCGCTTCCGCCGCTTTTTGTGCCGTGTGCAGCTTTTCCCGCACATTCCCGGACAGGTATTCGTCCGCCGTCACCCAGCCGCTTTCCGGGATACCCTCCCGCACGCGCGACGGGTCTCGAAAAATAGCGCCCTGCAATGCACGGACGATTCCGTCCTGGTCCTCCGTGCGCAGGAGCTGCGCCATATATGGAAGGTCCACGCACGCGCGTTCGGAAATGGAAACAGCCAGCGCTTCGCTGGCTGTCCCCACCTCGGTCGCAGGCCTACGCGCCTGGATGGTGCGCTTTGTGAACATGTCCGATTTGCACTTGAAGTTCCCTTCGTCATCGAACACCTCCAGCGCGCACAGAAGGAAATATCCGCTGTCGTCCCGGAATACGCCCGCGTTCCCACGGCTGTTGATGCGGCCATACCGCCGCACAAAATTGTCGTACAGCCGGTTCAGCCTGTCCTGCTCCAGCTGTACCGCCGCGTCTCCGCACCCGTCAAGCTGTACCTGCATGAGCCTGCGCGTCTGGCCGCGCAGCGCGATCAGCTCCCGCACGCGGCGCGTATTCGTCCCGTCCAGCTCCACCGCGCGCATGACGGAGTTTTCCCGGAAGTACAGCCTGCCGTCCACCTCCGTGAAGCTGTAATTGCGCACATCCGGGTCCGCGGGCAGCACCTCGATCTCCTGTTCCGCCTGTTCCAGCGGCAGCGCCGCCGGGAGCCGTGCGTCCAGCCCTTCCAGTGCGGCGTGCAGCGCCGCGCCCAGGTCCTGTCCCGGACGCGGGCGGCAAACGGAGCGGGGACCGAACGGGCCGCTTTCCATCACCATATCGCCCAGCACCATTTCCGGATGCTCCGCAAAATACTGGTTGATGGGCACGCCGTCCCCGGTCTTTCCCACATGCAGCCACGGTTCATCCCGGTCCGCCATGCGTTCGCGCTTTTGCAGGAACAGGATATCCGACGTCACCTCTGTGCCCGCGCTCTGGCGGAACGTGTCGCTGGGCAGGCGCACCGCGCCGATCAATTCGCACCGCTGGGCGATGTACCGCCGCACATTGCCTGACGCCTTGTCCAGCGTGCCGCTTGAGGTGATGAACGCGATGATACCGCCCGTGCGCACCTTGTCGATGGTCTTGCCGAAAAAGTAATCATGGATGAGCCAATGCTCCCGGTCGTACCGAGTGTCATGTACGCCGAAGCTGCCGAACGGAACATTGCCCACGGCGCAGTCAAAGAAGCTGTCCGGCAGTGCTGTTTTCTCATAGCCGCAGGCATAGATGTGCGCCGACTGGTAGAGCTGCCCTGCAATGCACGCGGAAATATGGTCCAGCTCCACGCCGTAAAGCCCGGTGGGGTTTGTATCAAACTGCTCCGGGCGGCAGCCGAAAAACGCGCCTACGCCCATGGACGGCTCCAGAATGTTTCCGCCCGTCACGCCCCAGCGTTCCAGCGCGCTGTACATAGCCCGTATCACCGTGGGCGGCGTGTAGAATGCCGTCAGTGTGGATGCGCGCGCCGCCATGTATTCCGATTCATCCAACAGGGATTTTAATTGCTCGTACTCCTGCGCCCATTCGGTTTTTTCTCCGTCAAAGGCGTCCGCAAGGCCGCCCCATCCCACATACCGCGCCAATATGCCCTGTTCCTCCGCCGTGGCCATACGGCCCTCGTCCTCGATACGGCGCAGGGTCCCGATGGCCGCGGCATTCAGCGCAAACCGCGCCTTGGGGCCGACCGGAGATGCATTCTCCGTGGGATAGCGGTAATCCAGCTTTGGCACAGGCGGGGTATCCTTCTGTACCTGTGCCGCCTGCGGCAGCTCCGCCATCCGCTGGCCGTCCTCCTGAAATGCGTCATAGGCGCTGGACACGTCCATCGTCGTATACCGCGGCTGGCCCGGCGCCGGCTCCATGTCCTTGAGAATGACCGTCCGCGACATGAAATTGACTTCTGTGATGCTGTGCTCCCGGCCCTCGATCTCGATGATGCCGCCCCGCGGCAGCGCCTCTGCCGCACGGCACAGCCTGACCGGCTCTGGCTGGCCTGCGCCCGGCTCAAACAGCGCCGTATCCACGCCCGCGCACAGCAGCTTTTTCAAATATGCGGGCCATTGCTCTTTAAGGAAGCCCGTAACATCCACTTCGCCCAGCGGCGGCACATCGGCATGCAGCACCTTTGTGTGCAGCGCTCCCGATACAACGCGCGCGTCCTCGTCGTAAAACAAAAAATACGCATCGTTTCCGCAGCCCAGCGCGTAACGGTTGTATTGATCCTTCAGGTCCAGATAACGGTCCCCGCTGAAAGGCAGCGAAAGGTCCCGCGGGGCTTCTGTGTACACAGCCTGCCCGCTCGCCGGACCGGGCGGCAAAAACTGCGCGTTGCGCGTGTCCGCCCGGAGCAGCGCTGCAAAGGCTTCCATGCTTTCCTTCCGCATGAGCAGCGGAAAATCCGCGTCCTCCAGACGGACGCCGTCCCCGCTGATCTCCACGATGCGGAACGCCTTGCCGTCCTCCAGGTATACGGTGTCGTCCACAGCACAGGGACGCTGCGGAGCGGGCGGCTCGCGGGCAGCATCCCGCCGCACGGCTTTCAACTTTTGCGCCTGTTTTTCCCGCTTCCATTCTGGATATTGCTGTTCTTCCTCGTCCGTCAGGTACAGGCCGTCTTCCACAAGTTGGCCGATGCGCCGGGCCGCCTCCGGCCATTTCAAAAGCTGGTACGGTGCGTCCATACCCGTGCCGCGTATCACGGAAATGCCCGGCCTGCCGTACATGTTGTAGTCCACACTGCCGTGTGTGCCGTCCGGAAATGTCCATGTCATCCCGCCGACGCCGTATTCGTGCTTCAAAAAATCCGCGGTCTCCTTTTCCGTGTGCTTTCCCCCATACCATTCGGCAATGCGGAATTTCCCCTTCGAAAAACCGGAGCCATGGCAGAGCACCGCGTTGATCTCAGCTTCGCTGAACCCGGCCCGCGCCGTTTTCGGGGCCTCCGTTCCATCCGCTTGCTCCTCCCTCGCGTCCTCCACGATGGGAAATGCGGCGGGCGGGGCCTCGCGCCGGTATGTTCCCTGTTCAATGAGCTGCGCCGCGCGCTCCGCCACTTCCAACAGCGTGAGCGTTGTTTTCGCCCGCGCGGACAGATAACCGCCGCGCCAGAATTCCACTGTGCCGTTGCCCCGGTTGCAGTATCCGTAACGGTGGTTTCCGATGAACAGCTCCGTATATATATGTCCCATGGCGTCCGCCAGAAAGGCTTTGCGCTCCTGCATATCCATGGTGGTGCTGAAAAGGGCTTCGATATCCTCTTTTTTGCAGCCTTTTTTGTATTCCCTGTCACAGCGCAGGATATCGTCTATTTCATCCGGAGACAAAGAAACAGGACGCTCCGTGTCGGAACGCCCTGTTTCCTGTATTTTTTCCGCTGCCGGGAACAGGCTCAGCTGCCGTAGATCAGCTCCATCGCCGTTTCCTCCGCCTGCTGGCGCAGGCTGTTCATCGTCCCGGCCCAGCCAAGCGGGTCCGTCTGTTTGTCCGGCAGCTTCGTGCGCTGTACCAGACGCTCCATCGTCTGCTCCACCTGCCCGCGCACCTGACGGTCGATCTGTGCCAGATGGCTGTTCAGCGTGCCCTCCAGCAGCAGGATGTTCAGCTGACCGGGGTCGCTTTTCTCCAGATATCTGAGGCGCAGCAGGCCGTATTTGCCCGGTGCTGTCTCCGGTTCCTCCAGCATCAGGTCCGGGTAGCGCACTCCGTTCTGTGTTGTATATGTCATTGTCCTGTACCTCCTTTGCAGCTTCAGCCGCATGTGAAAATTCCTCTCTGCCTTCATTCTGCACGCCGCGGGCCGGAAATGCAAGCCTGTCGTTTTCCCTGGCCGCGCGTTCAACATCCCGCAGCACCGACGCGGCCAGACGGCTGGCATAAGTGCCCGCGAGTGCGGCCAATCCGGGGCTGTTGAAGCGCGTGATGCTTTCCAGCGCGTCCGACGTGACCGCGCCCGTTCCAACGCCAACACGGACGCCCGCCATGTATGCCGCGCTGTCCGCCACGAGCTGGTGGAACTGCCGGGCCAGCGCGGCGTCGTCCTGCCCGGGCCATCGGCCTTCTGCGTCCGCCGCACGCAGCATCGCCGTCAGCTGCATCGGATACAGCTCCCGCGGCGCGTTCATCACAAGCGCGTAAACGCGGTCCGCCACCACGGGTTCCCGGGAAATCCCATATTCCTGTCCCAGCCTGTCCGTCACACGCTCCAGCGCTTCAAACGGCAGGCTCCATTGCCGGAACTCCGGCGCGCCCGGCAGCGGCTGCGTTTCCCTGACGTCAAACACGTATTTGAGACGCCCGAAATGGCTGTGCGGGTCCGGCAGCGCGATGGCCTGCGCGTCCGGACGCAGGCTCCGCTTCATCCGCGTATACCACACCTCCTTCGCCGCGCACGCCGTCGCCTCCGGCTCCTGCGCGTAGATCAACACCTGCTCCGGAAAGCTGTATTTGTACAGACGCGCCGCGGCGTCCAGGAACGCCCGCCACGCCTGCCCGCTGCTCGTAATGTTGTACAGCGTTGTCCGGGACAGCTCCCGGACGGTCTGCCTGTTCACCGGCATCGCCGCTCATCTCCTGTTTTCGTTTTTACCGGGCTTCGCCCCGTTCTTTTTGGAATCTCTGCTTCGGGGTCAGAATGCGCCCCTGTTCGTCATAGCTGCACGGGTCTGCGGCCTGTGTCTGCCAGCCGAACATCGAGCCTGCCAACATCGCCTCGGCCTGGGCGCGGCTCACACCCAGCTTTTCGTTTGTCTCCAAAACGAACGCGCGGTTCTCCTCCCGTCCCATGTCTGGAATATCGGTTTTGAAAAAGCCGGTTTCTCCCTTTTTAACAAGGATGATCCCGCCCGTGCTGGGCAGGAGGTTGTAGCACTGCTCCGGCAGGGACGAGCGCAGCGGAATGACCGTGCCGCCGTTTTGCCGGAGCTGCTCCGCAAGCTGGCAGATGTGCCGGATGCCGTCCATGCCCCGGCCCAGCTCCAGATGGCAGTCGTCAATATATCTGCAGGTATGCTCGATCCGTTCCCCGTCGCTCCATGTGATCCGGACCTTATCGCCGTCCGGGATTCGGAACAACTCTTTGTAGTCCGGCGTGATGAAGCGGATACCGCGCCCGGCATTCTCCATGTGCCGGTCCAGATGCTCCGTCATATACGCGAACAAATAGAAATTGTAGTCGCCCGGATCGGTATGGCAGCGCAGCAGATAGCTGTACTGCTGTGTGTTGATCCGAAATCCGTATTCCCTGCAGTAGTTCCCGTCAAAGCCTGCGTCTGCGTGGTCGTGACAGAAGCGCGCCATTTCACTTCTGCCGGAAAACAGGCCGCCGGGCTGCCGCAGGGTATTGACCACCCGGTCGAACTCCTGTCTGAACGCATCTGTTTTGTACCGGCCATGTCCGTCCTCCCAGGTGGTGAAAAATTCCCGGCCATTCCTGCCAAAGTCTCCGCGCAGACGTCCGATGCCGCCTGTCTGGCCCTCAAGCTGCGTGCTCTGCCTGTATGCGTACAGCCGTTCCCCCGGCTGCATCGTTTGGATTTCCAGCTCCATCATCGCTCCCCGCCTTTTTTCTTTCCGCGTGTCTGCGCCGCCCGTGGGCGGCGCAGGGTTTCGCTTGTTTTCTTTTCCCTGCGTGCCGTCAAAAATTCTTCCAGCCGCTGTTTTTCAGCGACCTTTTCACGCTGGTAGTCCTGCCGCAGCGCGGCGGCCTTTTCCTTTGCCCAGCCGGGCAGACGGTCCGGCTTGACAGCCCCCATTACGTCCGTGCGGCGGATATATGTATGCTCCCCGGTATATATGTTGATGCAGAACACCTTTGTGCCGTGGCTGCCGGCACGCGCGCCGTTGCCGTCCACTGCAAAATACAGCTGGTGGGCCGCGTTCCAGTATTCCGGGCGCAGAACGCCGGGGCGCATTCAAGCACCTTGCCCTCGTAATCACCCGCGCGGCTGTCCCGGATGCAGTCAGCCTCCGTCAGGAGCTGCGGCGCATGGTGTTCCTGGCGCTGCGCGCGGACCTGTTCGATCTGCTTTTGCAGGCGCTGGATGAACATCTCCCAGGCTTCTGTATATTCCGTTGTGCCTTCTATTCCGCTGAACCGGGCAAGGCCCAACTCGTAGCTCACTTCCATGTACCCCACATAGAACGGAAGCGGCGCATCCTGCTGCACCGCAAGGAATATTTCCCTGTCGCCAAGATGCACGCTGTGCGTCACCTTGTGCCCGTCCACGATGTATTCTTCCTGTTCCATTTTCCTTTACCTCTCAAAAAAGGAAAAGCGGCCGGGATCACCCAGCCGCTCGTCCTTTGGTTTTATTTTCGGGTCGCAGGGCAGCGAATACAGCCGCCCGTCCCTTTCTTCAAATTTTTCCGGAAAGTGCAGACGCCGCGAATACCGCTGCGCCTGCTCCCGCGTCAGCCCCACAAACCGGCCCCTTCTGCTGCCGCACACGATGAACCGCCCCTGTACAAGGCCGATGCTGCCCAGCGTCCGGTTGTACGGCTTTTCTGCATCCCCTCCGTACACCGCGGCGATCACCGTATTGTCAAAGGGGAACGCTGCGGTATACTGTTCTGACTCCAAAATCGCCGTAAGGGCCGCGGGCGTATTCTCTATGTCCGCCTCATAGGGCGAATACCCCGGCTCTATGATCAAAACTTTCAAATTCGCTTCACCTCTTTTAATTCTACAAAGTAAAAACAAACTACTGGTGGAAATCTCAAAAGACCTTTCCAATTATGTCTTTAAAAAATTGGATAATAAAAACCGTCGACACTGAAAAGAACTTCGAAGTTGTTAGAGAAATGATTGGTGAAAAAAATTAAAATTCTCTACCCAAGATACGTTTATCTCATTTAATTATACTCATACACTTGAAAAAATATATGATGTAAGGGATGTGCTGCATATCCATGGCGAAACAGGTTTTCCAATGGATGTAAATGATTTAGTTATAGGTCACGGGGATAAAAAAACAATCGCTGAACTCCACGAAAAAATTTCTAAACTTAATGAATTTCTTACATTTCATTCATAGCCCATTCATTAGAAAAGTTGTCCCTTTGCAAATACATCGTATATAGACTCCTATGACTCTAGTGGTTTTATTTTTAACGCTCTAACTCACCACGTTGGCGTGCCCAGCTTGCCAGAAGTTTTACGATGACTTTCTTTTTCTGTTCGGGCGTATAGCTTTTCGGAAAGAATTGCTCTATCTCCCTTGCCGGGAGCGTTACTTTTCCTGTATCTCTGGTCTGAGCCTTTTCCTCCCGCATGATCGTAGCAATGTCCTGTTCAGACAATCGCCCCTCCTGGCTGGCACGTTTGAGCCGCTGGGCCTGTGAAAGTGACGGTGTTACTTCCTCCGCCTGTAAAATGTCATAAAGCACGGCTTGTTCCTCCAGTCTTAAAAATGCAAGCTCATAGGCGGGATTGAATTTTATTTCGTTGCCGTCCACCATTTCAAGCAGTTCAGGAATAAGGTCGTTTATCTTGATGTATTGCTGTATCTTAGTTTTTCCCTCGCCTGCATCATCCGCTATTTTTTGTACGGAAGACAACTTCTGCCGGATTCCGGCAGAAGTTAAATCGGTCCGTTCTCCCTGCCGCTTCATAGCATCCAGCTTCATCTTATACGCCCTCGCCTTCTCGCTGGGCAGCACATTTTCACGCTGTACATTGCTGTCTACCATCAGAATAACGGCGGTATCATCATCCATGTCCCGGACAATGACGGGCATTTCCCGGATTCCCGCTTTCATGCTTGCAAACTTGCGGCGGTGTCCCGCCACGATCTCATAGCCCCCCGCTGCGCGCGGGCGCACAAGACCGGGCATCAATATGCCGTGCTGCGTGATGCTCTCCGCCAGCTTCTCCATTTCTTCATCATCCCGTACCCGAAACGGATGCCCCGGAAAATCATGCAGTTCCGAGACCGGCAGCATCATAACACGCTCCTGCGTTTGTGCCTCCAGCGCCCGTTCATCGCTGGTGCTGAACAGGTCAGCGAGTGGGGGCAAACCCGCTCCGCCCAAGCTCTTTCTTGCGGCCAAGCGTCAGCACCTCCCTTGCAAGCTGTTCGTAGGCCAGCGTTGCCTTGCCCCTGGGGTCGTAGTCAAAAATGCTTTTTCCAAAGGATGGGCTTTCCGCCGCCCGGACGCACATGGGGATCTCTGTCTTAAAAATATGCACATTCGCTCCGTATGCGTCGCGCAGCATAGCACTCACATCACGGGAAAGATTCGTGCGGTTGTCTACCAAAGTCAAAACGATGCCCTCTATTTTCAGATGCGGGTTTTGCCGCCGCTGCACCTTGTCGATGGTGCGTATGAGCTGAAGCAGGCCGCGCATGGAAAAGTATTGCGCCTGTACCGGGATGAGCACGCTGTCGGCTGCCGATAACGCATTGACAGGCATCATGCCCAGCGACGGCGGGCAGTCGATCAACGCATAGTCATACTTTCCACGAACATCATCCAGAAAGGTTTTCAGAATGCGTTCCCGGCTCATCGCGTTCACGAGTTCCACTTCTACGCTGGACAGGTCGATGCTGGAGGGAACGAAATCAAGCCCTTCCGGATGGCTCTGTATGTATCCACCTGTTTTATATGGTAGATCATTGATGATACAGTGCATCGCTGCAGACAAGGTGTTTTGTAACTCGTCCGGATTCTCCACACCGAGATATTTTGTGGCGTCCGCCTGTGAATCCGCGTCGATCAGCAACACGCGCTTGCCCTGCCGGGCCAGCGCCACGCTGAGGGATACCGCTGTTGTTGTTTTTCCCACGCCACCCTTTTGGTTTGAAATTGCAATGGTTTTCATTTCCGTTCCTCCCAGTCGTCTCTTTCACTTCTTGCTCCCACAACGATGCAGGCATATCCTATGAAGGCCATAAACAGGCCGGCCGCAACCAGCAGCCAATTCAAAACGTTCACCGCTCTGTCCCCCTTTCCCGTGACAACTCCTTTTGCAGAAGCTCGTTATAGTCCTTCACGCCATGCGGGATACAGCTTTCCACCAAATATCCCCGCGCAGCATATTCTTCTTCCAACCGGGCGGCATGTTCCCGCCCCGCTTTATCGTTGTCCGTACATATCCTCAGATGTGTCACGCCGGGATGCGATTTCAAAAAGGTCTCAATGGGCAGCATCGAAAGGCCGTCCAGAGAAAGATAGTGCTGCTCCCGCCAGGCTGCTCCGCGCCGGATGCGTAAAGACGCATCTGACATTGCGTCGATTGGGGACTCATACAGCGCAAGCGTACTTGCCCCTTCTTTTTCTGCCGGAATGCAGAATGGATGGCGTTTGTCGCTGCCCGTTACATTTCCGCGAAAAAATCCCTGTGTTCCCCGCAGCCCCGCATGGACCGGATTTCCCGATTCGTCAAAGCCCACAAAAACACAGTTCGTGTATTCCCGTTCTGCTGTCCTGCGGTTTGTGCCATAGACGCGGCCTGTATGAAAGCAGAATGCAAGGACTTCATCGCAGACGCCGCGCCCCGCCAGGTACTGATATGCTTTGAAATTATCACCGCGCGGCGGTAGTGCAAACCCGCTGTTCTTTTCCCCGATTACAGGCGGAGAGGAAAGAAAAGGCGCGTCCGCGCAGACGATCTGCACCGCACGGACAAAATCATACCCCTCTACTTTTATGAGGTACTGCACCGCCGTTGTTCCTCCTACGCCCTTGCTGTGCCAATTCCATTTTCCATTGCTGCTCACCTTCAAGCTGTCATGGTCGCAGTGCGCATACTCTGTGCGCCCCACACGTTTGAAGCGCTCAGGTTGGTAGCGTAGCAAAAAAGCCAGCGTGTTCACCGCCTTGGCCGCTCTGATTTGTTCTTCCGTTACATATGGCTTCACTCGTTCCATCTCCTTCTTTTAATTTCTATGTATATACAAAAAGTGCAGTCCAAAACTTGAACTGCACTTGATTTTTCTATATTCTCTTTTCCGCCTGTATCTTTTTACGGGCTTGTTTCGGGGTGGGTTCGGGAGGGGAATATTTTAAAAATATTCTCATGAGACCATACACTTCCCCCATTTTTGAACTATCAAAATTTGTCAACCGAAAGTGGTAAATGCGTCTATTATTTTGCTTCAAAATGCGTTATAATGGTTAAAATTGAATCATGCCTTTAGGTTGTTGGACGCTGCTATGGATTTGACAGACCAACGTGGAAAAAGCGCGGCACAATGCGCTTTTATACGCACTTTGAAAGGGTTATAACGACGTATTTTAACCTTGTTTGCCCTTTCAAAAGTACGACTCAAAATCCGTTGGTGGCAACACCGTGTGGGTTCAAGTCCCACCACCGGCACCATTATATCAACAACAAACTGAAATTATTAACGGAAAATTAGTCATTTCTTTTTTGTTGTAAACAGTAATCCCCCGGTATTTTCTACCGAGGGATTTTTTTATTCTTTTGACAGCGATTGAATTTTACGCATAACGCTATCATATGCCCTTGAATTTACTACTTTTAGCGATTCATAATTCTCCACACCTGAACACTGTCTTTTCCGTTGACCGCTTGCAGAAATTCGCTATCACCTGATGTGCTAAGCGGTGTGGGCTGTTTTGACTGTTGCCCAGAGAGGTGGTCCCTCACTGTGTATAAATCGGCCAATTTTGAACAATTTACATAAGTTGTGTCTCGCTGCTCCAATTCAAGGATAGATTTGTCCAATTCTTCAATTGAAATCAAGAGATATCAACTCCGATTTTTTTAGTCTTTTTACGGTATTTTTCGTGCAGTTCGTCTTGCATTAAATAGATCGCGGACATGTCGTATTCTATGCTTTCCAGCTTGATATGCAAGCGTTCCACGCACTTTAATTCCTTGTCCACATCCATTACAAGTTCTTTCACCTTGCAAGCAGCCGCGACTTCTCCCAGATTGTATAAATCAGTGTAGGATTTTTCATAAAGTTTTTTGGTCTCTACTTCCCAATCCCTCCACTTAATAAATGCATCCCGGATGGCGCGCCGTTTTGTGCTGGCGTCAACTTCTTGTCTCGTATAATTTCCCCAGCTCGCAGGAATAAGCGAAGGCCCCGCCGGATGCCCTCCGGGCAAAAGCTTCCCATAATGGTTGATGTAATATCTGTGTACAGATCGCATGCAGGTTGATTCGTCAAGATAGTGGTATTCCTGCATGCGTTTAAAACCGTGCAAGGATAAAAAATCAAAATAATCCGCCATCTGACCATGCAGCATAATGCCTTCTATCTGGTGGTTTGAAATTGCATTAAAAATTTCAGATACTGTCACTTACTTAGCACCTCCAATATTTCGGCTAATAGTGCGATAATTTTATCATTGTCGTACTCATGTATTTTTTGCCGCGTAAGAATATTTTCATTTATTTCGACATTTTGTAAGTTGGCTGCCAAATTGGCTGTATTTATTCCAATTATAGCGCGATAATATTCTTGCGTGTCCATATTAGCAGAGGCGAGTAATAACGACATTCGCTTGGATAAAAGTCGCCGCAATGCCAACGTTGCGAATTTGCACGGTCGTCGGAGCCACATTGCATGCGCAGGTATTATCGCACGGCACCTGTACATGGGTCGTAAAAGATAGAGATTCGATATCAGCAGCAGCAGTGCTTGCAGCCTCAGTCAATCCGCCCGGGTCTGCTAAGCCATCACGGAACAGCTGCACAATGATATTCCCGCCAGCGGCTGTAGCAAACGCGGAGGCGTCGAATGAAATAATGTAGAGACCTTTTTTGTTGAATTGAAAAGAGCCAGCGCCAGTCTGCACGACTGCACAGCCTTTTTCGAAGTTGTTGTTAAAAGGGATGCTTGACAGAGCCGGAACGGCGATATTTTGAGAATAAGATTGAAGCATAATAAATTCCTTTCAAAAATAAAAAACCGGGAGCATACGCCCCCGGTCGGTTTAGGCGTACTAGATACGCTCGATTATACGTTGCAACCACAACCGGTGTTGCAACAGAACGGATTCTGCGCAGCGAACGTTGTGGCCGTAGGATAACGGACGACGCCGCACAAAGCGCTCTGAAGTTCAAGCTGCTGTACACGGGCCTGAAGCGCAGCCGCCTGATCAGCGCACATTTTGTCAAGCACTTTCTGCGTGCCAGCGGTAATCGCCGCGTTAGTTGCCGCAGAATAGTTCGCCATGTCGAATCTTACGCTATCGATCGCACGCTGTGTAGTGCAGCAGCAATCGGCAAGCTGGCTCTGGATATTGCTTGTGTTCTGTAGCGCCTGATATCCGATGGTACAGATTGCATTGTCCGTCTGGCGCGCAATAGCCGCCTGGTTGTCGGATATCCGGCCAACAGCGTTCTCAAGATTATTAAAGTTCATAGCGTCGCACAAACCCGCTTCGGTCACAGGCTGTCCACCGGCATTTCGATTACCGCCGAAAAATCCGCCGCCGCCAAAAATAAGGGCAAACAGGATAATCATAATCCAGCCGCCGCCACCGCCGCCCCAGCCGTCACAATCGTTGTTACGAGTAACAGCAGCAACGTCGCTCAAAGAATAGTTGTCTATCGTACTCAATCCTTTCGTTTTTTAATTTATTATCATCGCGTAGCGCTCCGCGATCACAATCACATTTTTCTCCGGGGTCTAAGTAAGCGCCGCAATACGGGCACTTATAGTAATAGGTATTCATTTCAAAAATTGTCGCACCTGTTCCATGTCGACGCCATACTGCTGCGCAATCTGCTCTGGGCTTTTGCCTTGGTTTTCCTGCAAAAATTTCGCAAATTGAGGATTCTGCTTTGACATCATTTGCATAACGGCATTCGGATCCTTTCCGCGAAACATCTGCATCATCTGCATGATATTCCCTATCCCGCCCTGTTGTCCGCCCATCATTCCTAACAATGGATTCATTCTGCATCCTCCTTAACATTTTTTCGTGTAGGCTTCGCTGTCGCTGTAAGCGTTGCTATAAACTGATCAAATTCCTGCCTCGTGACATAATCCGTCGCCGGAGCCGCTTGTACTGCCTCTGGGTCGAATTTCGTGAGTTGATAATACTCTGTTGATGTAAGACCCATCCCGTTAGCTTCTCGCATGGCAATAACAGGCTCGTTTTGTACTATAACCAAAGCTTTGTTCAGCCCTCGCATATCAAGTTCTTTTACATGAGCGACGCTTGGAACGTAAAGGACTGCCGGGGCCTGTTGCTGCGGCTGTGCCTGTTGCTGGGTAAAATTCTGCTGCTGTACTCCCTGTGGCTGCTGATATCCCATCTGCGGGGCATATCCATATGGGCTATATGGGTTCACGCCGAACATATAATCACCATCCTTGTTGTCTTAATTGTAAAACAAAAAAGCCACCGGCCTGTCCAAGATGCAGACAAGCCGGGGGCAATTTTAATACATATTTAATTCAACAAGGTTTTCCGCCTAATAGATGCCAACACATTATTTATTGTGCCGCGGCTTACATCCAATTCAGCGGCAATCGATTCAATTTCCCATCCTTTACGGTAGAACAATTCAAACACGCACTTTTCGCGATCTGTAAGCCATTGGTAAGAGGCCATCGCCTCAAGTTGATGGACCGTAAACCTGTATTTCATATTCTTACCTTCAGAATATTATAAAATATCGTCGATTTTACATTTTAAAGCTTCAGCTAAGGCTTTCGCCATTTTTAAAGATGGGTCATTTGTTCCGTTTTCCCATCTTGCTACGCATACTTGAGAACACCCTACTCTTTCAGCAAGTTCAACTTGTGTCAGGCCAGCTTTTTTACGAACTTCTTTTAATTTTTCCATTACGAAAACCTCGGAATTTTGAACTGTACTGTATCGCGGCCTGGGCGCTCAACGCGAATTTCAATGAGCTCAATATCGGTGTTACACATGTCAAATTCTTCATCGTAGGAGCGCTTCAAATCGATGTAGTATTCCCACTTCCCGAATTTATTATCTTGACCAACGACCCATTGTTCCCCTTCTTCTTGGCACTCAGTCGCAGCCTGTTCGATTTCTTCCCATACGGCTGCGCCATCTACGACGAGGCCAGTGTTTTTCAAAAAGAGGTCTTCAAGTATTGTGTTTCTATTCATAATTCATTCTCCTTTTTTTGCTTAAAATTAGAAGCTCTCACAGCAGGACTTCGGAATCCAATGCTTAACTGTGCCAAACTCGCTGAACCACTTAACAAGGATTGCTTTTTCTGTTTCGCGCTCAATCTTAGCATCGTCCGAAACGCTGATCGCATAGCGCTCGCCGCTCGTGAACTCTTTATTCAAGAACCAGCTTTTTACAACGATCTTGTGGGCAAGAGCCTTAGCGCAAGCCCACGCAGCTTTCAGGCTTTCAGAAAATGTACGTCCGCCTTCGCGGTAAAAGCTCCAAGCGTCTTTCATGATCTGGCTAAGATTGAACTTTTTCATTTCTGATTCCTCCGTTTGTTCCCTTGTCTATGTCTATATTATATAACAAGTTTGTTATATTTTTCAATTGGCAAGTTGCACGAACATCAAACCATTTTCATGTACATTTTATAACAAGTTTGTTATAAAACATGTAAAAAAACAAGGGGCTACCCAAGCGGATAGCCCCTAAGGATTACTCCGTTTTGTTTTTTTGTTTAAGAATCTGGTTTACATACACGCTGCACCCAGCTGCAAGCACACCCTGCACGATGGCCGTAAACAGCGCCAGAACGACGCTTTGCCATCCGGTAATGGTAGATGTTGATACTACCCATAAAGCCGCCAAAATGATGCCAGCAGCTCCCAGCGTGATGGGGATATTTTTATCCTTGACGGCCTGCGCATTTTTCAGTGCCATGCCCAAAAAGTAGAGCACAACGGGCAGCACCGCAAGCTCCGGTTTGATATAGTTCATAATCTGTTCCATATGTTCCTCCTACGTTATTTCTGTTCCAAAAGCGTAATGCGCTTCTCGTGATTCTCAATCCTGCCATCCTGCTCGTCGTTGTGCTCCCAAAGCCGGCGGTGACTTTCTTTCGCAGACTTTTTCTGCTCTTGCATGTCGTTTTTCAATGTATCAAGCAGCACCGTCAGTTTTGTGAGGTTGCTGTTGAGTTTAATAACCGGAGCGCCTACTGTAGCAAGCAGGCCAACCAGAGCAACAAGCACTGTTATAACAGTCCATTCCATGGAGGTTATACCTCCTTGGTGGTGATATAAGTATCCACGCCTTTCTTTTCCAGTTCTGCCGCATAGTTTTCAGCGTTCTTTTTGCTTTTAAAAGCTCCGGTCTGCACAGCATACAGTCTGCCGTCAGGCGCGGTATCGTCTCCTTTTCCGCTGTTGTACAGCGCGTTGTAATAGTCCTGCACTTTTTCCACAAACGTGGCCCAAGTGTACGGCTCGCCCTTCCTGATACGGCGCGGGCAGTCCTTCCCGCTCCACTTGTTGTGCTGTACGACGTTGGACAGAGGGATACCCCAGTCGTGCATCAGACGAGCCGTCAGTTCTGCGGCGTTATCTGTGGCCGCGCGCAGATTGCTCTCCGGGTTCTCGCAGATTTCGATTGCAAGGCTATGTCGGTTGCCCGCTCCGTTGCTTCCGTCACCCGCATGCCATGCGTTTTCAGTATCCGGCAGCAGCCTTACGATCAGTCTATCATCCACAACATAGTGATAAGACACCTGTTTATTCTGTCCGCCGTTTCGCGTCATGTACGCACCGTGGCTTTCAGCCCCTGCGCCTGCGCTGGTGTTGGCCGTGTTGTGGATTGTGATGTACTTCGGCGTCATAGGGTTGCCTGGACGCGCCGCAGTACCTTTCGGAATAAACATTTCTTTGATTGCTGTCATGATGTTTGCCTCCTTAATATGTTTTGCTTGTAATTTACTTAAATCATTTATAAATCGGAAGAGAGCTCTAACGGTGTATTACCCATTACAAAAGTAGCGGTCTGATTCTTTTGCGTAAATGTACCAGAAAGGTCCAGCACAACCCACCCTGGGCGGTTTATAGCCCCTGGCGTGCCGCTATATGCCGAGGTCGTTCCGTCTCCGCAATATGCGGTGCCACTAATCGCGACGGCAGTGGGCGCAATTCGCATTGTAGATGGCGTAGGCATCATAATAAAAATATGCTTTCCTTCCCAATCTACATAGCCACTACCAACCATCTGCCAATTTGGAATGCGTAAATAATATCTCTGGCACTCCGCCAGCTCCGCCCCGTATCCCTTCGGCACATATGGTGTTGTAATGCCGCCTTTTTCAGCTTTTATCCACTCTATCGCAACGCTACCGGAGGTGATGCCAATGCCGAACCACGCCACGTTTGTACTGCTGTAATACTCTACGGTGAAGAGGAACGGCCCTTTGTTATATGCCTGCTGCATATCGGCCGCCAGCGTGATTGTATGGCTGTATGCGACACCGCCAGCAGAAGCAGACAAAGTGACTTTATCACCAATGTTTAGGCCCTCTATTCCTTGTCGCATGTAGCTCAGAGTAAGCCCGAAACGCTCGATGGCGTTGTCCGCCTGAAACGTAAGGGTATGCGCCTTCACATCATACTTCCCAATTAGCGTCCAACGATCAATACAGTATTTCCACGTATCTGTATAACTCCCAACGCCCCTCTGGTTCACCGGATTTGTGAAATTGCTGTTGTCCAGCAGGTTCGGGTTGCCGACCTGTGTGAACACGCTTTTCAGCATCACTGTGGACGCCAATACGGAAAACCGTTTCTTGATTTTTCCAAACAGTACGGACAGCTTTTCCCCGCTGGCTATATCCGCGTCCTGTGACGCTTCGGAGAACGCTACGGTGTTATTTGACACGTCGCTACGGGAGCCGACTAGCTCCGTCATCCGCACCTCAAGTTCCCCGCCCGTCATGACGGTGAGCGGCCCGGCTGCGTTGTCGAAGTCAACAGGGTCCGTGGCGTAGGTTTCGGGAGAACTGAGCACATAGGCAACTTCTGCGCCTGTGGAAAGTGCTCCCGTGCTGGATATCCACGCCGTTGTGATGCTTTCGTCCGCATAGCTTTCGATGTAGCCCGTCTGGTACTCCGTCAAGCACACGTCCAGGCCGTTCGTACCGTCGTAGGAGGTGCTTTGATAGTAGACGGTGAGGGGGTGTGCCGAAAGGTAAGTTTTTAATTCTTCTACATTGGTGAACAGAGAATCGTATCTTAAATAGAGCGAACTATTCCAACCACCGATTCCCTGATTTTTATTGCTGGCAGAAATACTTGTATAAGGGATGTGAGAAGATACGAGCGGGTCGGATTGATAATGGTCACTCAACAGACTACAAGTAATGTACGTGGCACCATCTCCGACAGCATCCATCATCTTCCAATCCTCCGCCCCATCCAAAACAATCCTCTTATCATAGACGCTCTTAACTCGCGTGACGCACTTATCCTTGACATCGCCAACACGCCGCAGCGGGCGTGGAATTGGCAGCTCGGTAACATCATCGTTCACCGTAACCGACGATATACCCGTGAGCGCCACAGGAGCCTCCGTTGTCCCGCCCTGTGCGTTCTCGCCGTAGGCTGTGATGGACGCGATACGCTGCGCGCCCGCGTAGGCGATGGAGACGGGGGTGCCGCTGTATGTAACGGGTTGACCAGCAGCCCAGTCTTTGGACATTGCGGCGCTATCTGCGGCGTCCTGTGCGCTTTGTGCGGCGTTTTCGGCTTGCTCTGTCGCATCGGTTACGGCTTGCAGCGCTTTTGCAATTTCAGCTGTAAGTACGTTGTAATAATCGCTTGAGATGATTTCTGCGTCAGTCAGGACGCTTTCCTCTACAGAAATTTCAAACGTAAATGTTGTAAGTTTTTCTGATGCAGCATTATACATGTTGATTTCGCAATGGACACAGCCTGCCGCGGTCAATACCTGTTCCACAAGTTCTACTGTAACTGTATTACCAGATACAGTAATGGCCGGAGAGTTGTCCGGCAATGCGTCATAAAATCCCGCTGTGCCATCTGGCTTTTTATACCGGAAAGCAATCTCTGTTCCGCTGGGCACAGAATAGGCTAATCCGTCAACGTATAGATTTGCCGTAATATACCGTGTGTTTCGGTCGTTTTGTTTTGCCTTTATAATGACCGGACTACCTGTTTTAAGCAGGTCTAGCGTTATGTTTTTTGTTACTTGCATGTTGCCTCCTTATATCGGCCCTAAATAAGTAATTGTTTGGCCGTCAATTGTTGCTGTTTTTTTACCATATTCCGTGCCGTTTAACTCCAATACCATTTCAGTGCGGCTTGAATTAGGTTGCACACTAAAAGAGCATGATAACCCTGTTCCCTTTCTGGCGAGAATAAATGGATATGCAAAATAATTGACGCTGTCATGCGTTGACGATGCTCCAATTTGTACTTGACTTGCTTCAGACAAATTTCTACCAGAGAATACAGCTCTTGATGCATTAATTTGCAGGTCTTTTTGATTTCCATAAGTAACTTGCGATAAATCTCCCACCTTTACACCATTAAAATAAAACGAAATAGCGCCATTTCCCAATGTTACTTGAAATCCGTCACTTGCTGTTGTTATAGACCCTGTTAAAGATGCCTCTCCCGTCTCCATGTTAATACTTGTCGCACCATTCAAACTCTGCAAAACACCTGCTTTGATAAGGTTCGCTGTCAGCACGCCTGTCGTGATAAAGTCTGCTACCAAACTCCCGTCAATCGTCCAAGCATTTCTGTAAGGCCCGTTTACACCATTCGTTGAAAACCCAATGCCGTTTGTATTTATACGCAACACATTTTTTGCGGTTTCAGCGCTTGGCGTGTCCAGAAACAAGATTTCTTTCCATGTGCCGTTGTCATCTTTAACCGCTATTACATAGCCATCGGCACTGGTTAGCCAATTCGTAGCGTTGTTTATGGCTTTTTGCATTGCGCTCGTTGTCGGTGCTTTTTCTATTTTTTGCTGCTGGTCTGCAATTGTATCTGCAATATTAGTGCGCGCTTCGCCAAGCTCCACACTTGTATAGCGTTCTTGTAGCACATCATAAACGGTTTTTACGCATTTGGCCGTTGCAGACACTCCCAATTCCGGGAACTCAACATTCACCGTATCGCAAAGTTCCACGCGTTCCAAAAGCGTAATGTTTTTATATTCTTCGGTCTGCTCAAGCTGAATAAACGATACATCCAGGCTTACTTTGGGCACGCCAATGTTATTTGCCGTCATGTATGTATTAGCGCGGTTCCTTAACTGCTCCTCTGTAGGCGCGCTTTCAAACTCTTGCGATAAATCCAGCGCCATGATTCGTGTAAAATTATATGTGCCGGGAGCGTTTAGAATTTTTTCAGGAAGTGCGACAAGGTTGTTATCGGTATCCATCCAATATGGATAAACGCCTGTATAAACGCTGGAAATATTTTCGTCTTGTTCAAGGCTAGTAAGATTTTTACCATACCTGATAGATACCCCGCGATTCATTCCGCGCTGGTTATATAGACGAACGGTGTATCGGTCAAATTTATATTCTCCGCCATATACATCTAATACGCTGCCTTGTTGACCACCTAGCAACGAACGCGTGGACGCTGGTGCCATTACAGACATTGTTGCAACCGTTTCTTTATCCGTCCAGAAAGTAAACGGGCTTTCGATTGCCGCGCTGCTTTGCAGCTTGGACATAGCTTCTGCCGTGCTCCCAGCTGTAAATGGAGACACAGGGATTCCGGATAGATCATAACTGATGTGTTCACCATAAATCGTTATAATTCCGTTGAGCGGTTTGGTAATCCTATAAATGCGAAATGGCTGCGCGTTGTCTATGGGGCTTGGAGGTGCAAAAATAATGTTTCGTGTTTTTATTTCTTCATAATGGATTCCTGTAATCGGATACTGCATTTCAAGTTCAAAAATGCCGTTGCGTTCCTCTGTGATTTCACAAAAAATGGCATCAGCTAAAATGCCGATGCCATTCGTATCAAAATTGTTTTCTGTGGATTCAAACAAAATAGGATTCATAATGTCCACCACCTTGGCGTGATTTCTATTCCTGTGATTCCGCCGCTCCAACCAATTTGATTTTCACCATGTTCCAATTTTGGGAATGTAGCAGCAGAAATTGTATTATTCTTATTTTCTGTGCCCTTGTAAGCGTTTTGCGTGTCACAATCGAGCATCACGTACTCTTCGATGTTTTTAAATTGTACGGAATATTCCCCAATCCGGAGCATTCCGCTTCCGTTTCCGCTTACCTTTATAATAGGCAGCGCCGGAAATCCGAAATTATACAAGTTTCCAGACGCTGAAAATGATATTGGGTATTCTCCGGATTTTAAAAATTTTTGAGGCATGCAATCAAATTCAATTGAAAACGGAGCCAAAAGCTTCATGCGGATTTCGATTTCAGGCCCATTTATAATCCTTGCCATTCGATAACATTCGGGCTCGTCTGTTGTTTCAAGCCTGCGATATCCTTGGGTAAGCAAAGTCCAGCGAAAGATTCGATCTAGCGCTTCATTCACGCCGCGTTGTAAAGCAAAGCAATCTACAGAGCCTGTCCGGTTTGCAAACGCTCCCTGATAAAAATGTAGGTCTCCGTTGCGCCCCGGAACCGATTCTGTAGATACTTTCGGCGTTGCTTGGCTAAACTCAATAGGCCCTTGCAAATAAATTCCAAAATCTTCGGAGCATTCACCATCAAGCCAAAAACGATCTTTCAAGCTCGTGCCGCCTCCCTTCTGGAAAATGCATTTTGAATTTTATACATAACAATATCGGCAAGCTGGTTGACATCTTGGCCTTGTGCTCCATACACATTTATATTGATGCCTTCGCTTGGGGAATTTCCCCTTAATTGTTTCGCCTGTTTTGCGGGGACAACCATTTCACCTTTGTGCAGTTCTGCGATGTATCCATCAAACGGTACATAGTCAAGGCCGGATGCGTGCGAGCCATTAACGCTTCTGCTGGATGTTTGATTCACGTTAACGCTTACGCTTCGATTTCCGAACAGGGAATCCCACAATCCGTTAAACCACGAAACCAGGCCGTTCCATGCTGCGGCAATGCCATCTATAATCCCCTGAACAATTTGTCCGCCAGCTCGCATTAAATCCAAATACAAACTTGCAAGACCGTTAACGATAGCGTTAATAAGTTCCGGTAGCGATGCTACAAGCTGAGGAATAGCCTGCATAATGCCTTTTATTAAATTGAGTAAAATGTTTATACCGGATTGTATAATAGTTGGTAGATTTTGAGATATGAAGGTAGTAAAAGACTTTATAATTTTGGGTAATTGTCCAACCAATTCGGGAATTGAGTTGATAATGCCATTTACCAAAGAATTGAGCATTTCAACGCCTTTTTCAAGAATAGACGGCAAATTTTCCGTAATAAAATTCAGAAAATCGTCTATGATTTGTGGCAATCGACTCATCATATCAGGCAATCCGTTTTCTATGCCTGTTGTTAGTTGACTTAATAAACTAGTGCCAGCTTCAAGCACTTGAGGCAGACTGCTGGCAATCCCTTCGACGATGCCACTTACAAGCTTGACGCCTGCGCTTAAAAGAGACGGTAAAACATTTGTAACTAGTCTCGGTACCGCCTCTCCAATCACAGGCGCCAACTTTGATATAAGCGTACCAACGCCAATTAACGTTTGCTCTACTCTTGGGATAATATTTTTTGCTGCCGTTGCAGTGCTATCTACAAAATTGTTAATCAGTTTATCCAAATCGGAATTTTCATCTGCAAGACCTGTGACAAGATTGCTCCATGCTGATTTCATGGAATTTATGCTGCCTTCAATGGTTTCCGAAGCTTCAGCTGCTGTTGTGCCCGCAATCCCCATTTCTTCCTGCATTACATGGATAGCTTCTGTGATATCGGCAAATGAAGAAATGTCATACTTGATACCTGAAATCTTTTGCGCATCCTTTAAAAGACGCTCCATTTCTTCTTTTGTGCCACCATACCCAAGTTTGAGATTATCGAGCATAGTGAAGTTTTGTTTTGCAAATCCTTGATAAGCATTTTGTATCATATCGATACTTGTACCCATCTTATTTGCATTATCAGACATGTCGGTTATGGCTTGATCAGCCACAACTGCTGCTTTTTCTGTGTCACCGCCAAGACTTTGAATCAAAGACGCAGAAAAGCTAGTCACAGTATTCATGTATTCATTTGCAGACATTCCGGCTGTTTTATATGCATTTGCCGCATACTGCTGGACTGTATCAGACGCCTGCTTAAATAATGTGTCTACACCACCAACTAACTGCTCGTACTCTGCATAGTTTTCAACAGATGCTTTTGTCAATGCCGCAATGCCTGCTGCCGCTGCCCCGATTGCAGCAACACCAACCTTTGCCGCCGCTGCAAGACCTGTTTTTAATTTATCTGCAAATGATGATGTTTTTTTGCCTGCATCATCTATGCCTTTTTGATATTCACTATCATCTAACGTAATTTTTGCATACAGGTCAAAAAGATTCAGAGGTGCCCCCTCCTTTCGTTGAGATGGCACCTCTTAGCCCATCTCTCTCAACACTTAGAGAGAGGAAAGAATATTTTTCATGTGATTGATAATTTCGTCCTTTGTGCGCGTTTCTTCCGGTTTTGGATCTATAATTTCAATGTATCTAGCCTTCATGTACGAGCCGCCAGAAATTCTTGATACATTTTCTCCAATTACTTTAAGCGCATCTGTCACATATACTTCATATGCGATTTTTTTTTGCTTTTCATTGAATTTTGATATGGCATACCGCGTAAAAGCAATTACACTGTTGTATCCTCTGTATTCTCCTGCACAGAGCCAGAGGAATCCCCGCTCTGTGCTGAGATAAAAAGTTCCGTAAAGGCTTCATCGGTCATCAAATCAATAAAATCTTTTGTGAGCTTTACAAGGTTAAGCTTTTCACTGTATTCTGCTGCACTTGTTCCCTCAATGGATGCCAAAATTGAAATAATATCCGATTTGTGATTTTTTAGCAGCTGTGGGAGTGACTTTTTTGCTCGATTCAGCAAGAATCCTTTTGCCGTTTCGCCTTCTGGCAGCTTTTCTCGTTTAAACATTGCTGCCGCAACATCATCGGTTGCAATATTGGTAATAGGCTCAATAATTTCAGCGATTACATCTAAAGTGCATTCGCCTTTAATATCAGATAGTCTCATTATTCACCTCGTTTATTCAGTAGGAGCAGCACTATAAAACTCCATCGGCATCGAATCTTGTGCATCAAGCGACACATGGCCAGTCAGTTCTACGGATACTTGTCCCTTACCATTTTTCGAAGTCTGTAGGGTAAACCCGCCAGTAGAAAGAGCGTTTTTTAGACAAACAGCAACCATACCTCCGTCGGCACGATCTCCAACCCACCATAAATCGGCAAAATCGGATTGCTTCAGGTCACGTCTCGGCGTGATTTTCGTCGAATCTGGGCTACCAATATCCGCTGCGCCCAACGCCAATCGGATAGATTCCGGCGATGTTCCAAGCGATGTAAAAGACATCTTGCATTCCCAGCTATCCAGATGTTTCAGCTCTTTCATATTCACGGGGCAGTTATCAACATCCTCGCCCATGTCAGAATACGTCGGTACGCACGAAACATTGATACCGCCTGTTGTTGCGCACACAATATCTGCATCTTCTGGCGCTGTGGGAGTTGCTGGTGTAAATTTTTTAAGCACAACACCCGCATCAAGTTGCATTTCTTCAAATGTGCTCTGAGGAATTACTGTAAATTTTCCCATTGTATTTCTCCTTTCAAAAAACAAATGCCACCCATTCAAGATTTTGAACAGGTGGCAACGTTTAGCCCTTCCCACTCAACACTTAGAGCGGGGGAATATATTTAATTTGCTGTTAAATATTCTGCGGTTACATTCAAGTACCGACGCTTGATATTTACATCCGTCTCATCTTTTAGTGATTGACACCATGGAGAACCGCGTTTTAACCAAATATAACCGCCATCGCATGTAATCACTTTTCCGCCAGTTCCAAGTGCATTAGACACTTCCTGTGCTTTATCGTTTGGCGTTTTTTCGCTTGTTGTATAATACCACAAATTAACAGTCAAACTTACCTCTCCGCCTTCCCAAGCGTCAGTGACGAGCTCGTATGTTAAATACGGAAAAACAACATCGGAGGGAACTGCGGATGCAGCATACGCTGGTAAAAACTGTGTAAAAAAACTTTGCAATGCCGCTGCTTTTGTCATTGCGGCAACTCCTTTCGTTCTGCCGTAAAATATTTAAGATCAAACGATGCAGAACCAGGTGATTTCTTTTCTTCCGGGTTTGAAGTAACACGATATGTAAACCCTGTTGCTTTGTCTTTAAAGTAATCGTTATACTCAATAGGCACTGTCTTTTGCACCAACGCCGAATACAAACTTGTTACGCCCTCTTTTTCGGCGCGTCGTGCTTCCATGCTCGTGTCCAAAGCTTGATGGTTAATAAAAACTGCGCCTTCCGACCATTGCAAAATATAACCGCCTTCTCCATCCGGAATACGCGTTTTTTCCATAATCACACATGGAATAGCAAAATCATCTAACAAACTCATAATTACCTCCACGGATAATCAGGGTCAAACGGGCGTTTATATATCGGAGTATTGATTTTAGTTGGTTGCACAGCGGCACAATTTCCCACTTTTCGGTATGCATCCAATTGCGATTTAAACGCATCTTGCCATCCGATAGCATTTCCATTGTTGTTTGTCGCTTTTGTGTAAGAATAGCCACCAAAACTTTCGGAAACATACGGCCCCGAAACTCCATTTTTTGTTTTCCATGCAATGATCTCTTCTGAAACCGTTATAATCGAGTTTGGCACTGAAAGCGCCCAAACAGCTCCGTCAAAAGTTTCATCGACAAGCGTTAATTCGTCTCCGTATTTATACAATCCATCGTTAAATACGCTACCGATAATCCTAAAATATTGTTTATCAACAAGAAACGGCAGCGTAATGCCGCCGTTCTCAATGGTATAAACATTCTCATGTATTCCATTTGGCACTAAAAACCAATTGTTTATGTGCCTAAGAACTTCCTCAAGCATTACGCTGCCTCCCTGTCTTATGCTTAAGCTCCGGTTTTAGGCGATGTAGCAATCCCCTTAAGTACCGCCGCTTTAAGAGTGTTTTTCAGTGCAACGCCAGCCACAAGTTCAACTTCGCCAGTTTTGACCGCCCCGGGGGACATCAAGTCAGGCATATAAGACTGGATTACACTGGTTCCCGTAGGAGAAATACCGTGGAAACCATCAAGGCCAAGCGACACGGCATAAATCTCGGAAGTGCCGGCAGCAGATGAACTGGCCGCAGTATCCGCCACAACATCAACAGTCGCCGAGCCGTTATAGTATTTTCCTGCATCCATCAAGGGAATGCCGTTGTATGTTTCTACATATCGGCCGAAATCATCTTTGGTACGATCATAATACCCAGCGCGGCGCGCACATCCACGCACTCGGGTAAGCATTTTGGAGTTCATCAACAGCATTGACGGCGTGCCATCCAGCGCCGTGAGGAACCCATCCAACTCATCCAGAAAAGCATTGCAGTTTGCATCCAGTTCAGCGGCGCTTGTAAGGCTTACGGCGCTGGTAATTTCATTGGACGTACCAGCCAACAGTTTCTTAAGGCCGTCAAACGTGTTCGGAATAAACCCAGCGCCGGAAGACGCCGAAGTGCCGTTGATTACAAGATTATGGAAATAATTCGCCGTCGCTTTGATTTTCTGCTCCGCCTGGAATGCCAGCTCATCAATTGCGCCGCTCGTGTTCTGTAGCACACGGTCAATCTGGAATGAGCCACCCATAATGATTGCATTTGTAGTTTTCTTTTCGCGTTTCGCTTCGCCAGCAGTGTATTCGCTGTTAATGGTACGTACTGCCGCCGTGCTGGGAGTTTTCAGCTGAATATACCCATAAGACAGGGTAGAACCACCAGTCCCCGGAGAGATACAGTTGTCAAATGTCAAACGATCCAGCAGCAACGAGCTGCGACGAAACATATCAATGACCTGCTGGTCAACTTTGTCGGCCATACCGACCTTAGCTTCTGCAAGAGTAATAGGCATAATTCATTTATCCTTTCTCGTATTTAACCCGCAAGGCATCTGCAAGATTTTTAGGCTCTGCGGGGCTTGGATTGTTTGCCGGAGGATTAGGGGTTTTCACTCCATTTGTCGTTTCAATAACAACAAAATCTGCCCATTCTTTTTTTGCGTTTTCCGTCAATTTTTCGGCATCTTTAATTTTTCCATCTTCGATTTCCAAGCTATCAATATCAGATACTTTCAAAATTGCATCAATGCGTTTTTCACTAATCCCGGCGTTTTTCAAAATTCCACGGTAAGCAGATTCCTTTGCTTCGTGATTTTCTTTTTGTGTCTGTTCGTTTTTGAATTTCTCAAAATCCTCTTTGAGAGCGTCATATTTGACTTTATAGCTGTCTTTCTTTCCAGCTTCAAGGTCAGCCTGCGCTTTTTCCAGTTGCTTTCGGATATCAGGCAGGACTTTTGCGTCTTCCTCATACTTTTTCAAGTCAGTCTTTAGGCCATCGACTGTTTCGCTATGTGCTTCGATAATCTGATCGATCTTATCATCCTCGATACCCATAGCTTTCAACATTTTTCGTGTAAGTGCCATTTCTATCTTCCTTTCCTTTGTCCCCGGTTCCTCGGGGCGATAGATTATATAAAAACCGCTGTGCTTCGCGGGTTTTACCAAACAAAAAGCGTGGACACCCACCCATTTCTGGATGAATAACCACGCTCGGTTGTTACATCGGAACGCTTACCGATGCCAAACAGTATAAATTTTTTCGGGAATCCATTTCAAGAATCTGTGTATTTGCTTAAATGGCGTTTCTTTGATCAGAGAAGCCTTAAACTCCTCCCACGCCTTTTCAAAAGCTTCTCTTTGCTCGTCTGTCATTTCTTCACTGCCTCTATTTGTTACGCTAAAACGCTTATCAGCGCCAAATGGTATTCAGTTTTGCTTGTGAATCAGTTCAAAAAGTCCCTGTCCAACAGGCTCGAAAATCTCTCGCTTTAGCCATTTCAACGGGTCAACATCAAACACCATTACTGCAAGTTCGTTGATAAGCAGTAAGGAAAAATACGCAAGAGATAAAAAAAGAGAGCATAGAAACCAAACAATAATTATTCCAATTACATATTTCATTTCTGCTTCACTTCCTCCCGCCGCACCCGCACAACCTTCACGCCGTCCTTGACGGGTATCAGCTCCACACGATCGCCTTTTGCAAGCACAGATTCAATTGACTTGATTTTTTCTGGTGTTATCAACTCATCCATTTTTCATCTCATCCTCTATAATATTTCTGTACGTTTGCTTGTGGTCTGCAATGGCAGGCTTGAGAAACGGTTTCGCTGGATATCCTCTTGTATAATGCCATTTCCCTTTATCGTCCTGATACACCCATGGAGTGGGACGTCCTCCAGAAGTGTAAATACCAGTCCCAAGCTCCACATAAGGGGCATATTCTATGTTAGTTCCGATATATGCCGCTGGTTCATCGGTATCCACCTTATGCGAAATGCTATTACGGAGATTTCCCGTATCAACCGGGCAAAGCTTCTTTGCATATCCCTCCGCCGTCAATCCGCACTTTTCCAGCGCTCTCAAACAGGATTCTTCAAAGGCGGAAATGACTTCTTTTGAGTTATCAGTAAAACTAACTTCCACGCTTCCACCTCATCCACTCTTGGTATGTCATGTCTGATATGACCTTATTTTCGCCTGTCTCCTGGTTTCTGGGACGCCGCTGTGCATCGCTGGTATCTACATCAGGCAATGACGCAATCAGCGTGCAGCGGCAATTATATATCTCCTCCGGCCTACCCTGTGGGTCACCGGGAAAGCGGCACCCATTGGAAAATTTTTCGTCTGTCTCGACCTTTTCGCCGTCCAGCATAGCGTGACTGTGGCGGGTGCGCCCGTCCAGCGTCGCCAGCCACTCCTTTTGTAGCTTAATGCCCATCTTCTGGGCCGCCGTGTAGCTGTCAATGCGTCCCGCGTTCTGCGCCCCCGTCACCGCCGTTCTGGCCGTCCTGATAGCGCTGTCGCGGTTCATGGTGGGGATTCGGGTCTGCAAATCGTCTGCCAATCCCTTGATGCTCTTGCCTTGCAAAATCCCACTGGTGACGGTGGAGGTTATCTGCTTCTTTCCATAGGTCAAATCAATGCCACGCTTTACAGCCTTTTTCGGCGGATAATAAGGCATCAAATCAGGCTGTTCCACAATCAGGCGCTTTACTGTCTGTTCGTCCCAAAGGTCAAAGCCCACATCGCCGGCCACCTGCTCAATGGTGTAAGCGGCATAGTTGCGATTCAATGAGTAAATACCCTGTGTGGCGTCGTTTACATAGGAGACCGCCGTTTCATTGGCCTTAGTCATCCGCTCCGCCACTTTATCCCGCAGAGTCTCAAACCGTTTTCCGCGCCCGATCTGGGCCAGCCTCCATTGCTTATAGTCCTGCTCCGTCCATTCCCTGCCATTTACGACGGTGCCGATCAGGTCTTTCATTTCCTCGTCCCGCTTAGCAAAAGATTCAAAATAAGCGTCAACAGTCTCTTGCAATTCATCTCGTGCTTTGCGGTAAATACTAGCAATTCGGCGCTCAAGTTTTTTTAATTCTTCATCCGTTAGCTGATGCGCTTTGTCCGGCGTCGGCATTGATATTTACCTCATCGAAGCGTTGCATTTCATCTGCGGCTTTTTGCTTCAAGATTTTATCTGCTGCATCCGGATCGCCTAGAATTGTGCACGCTTTTTTCGTAATGTACTCATCATCTAAATACGGCGCAGCGAGCATTAAAGTGTTCATTGCTTCTGTCGGATTGTTGATTTTATTTCGCGTAAAAGTAGGTTTGTCTTCAATGCATGCGATAGTAAATAGCCCGTTCAGAAATTCCAATACGCAATATTCAAACTGGTCTGATTTTAAATCAAGTGGTAGATAAGCTGCATCAATTTCAGTTGCCGTTTTTTGCCCGCCTTGCAAAGATGTTACATTAAGAGCTTGGAAGTCATTATACATATCTTGCTCTAACCGCTCTAAATATGCTATACGAGATTCATAAGGGATATCAATTGTGTGCGGTTCAATCTCTGCTCCAGACCCTGTATCTGTTACTACTGCGGCCCTAGTTGTTTTTACACGATCAAGGAATTTGGCAACGTCGAGATCATCCATTCCGCCTGCGTTTTTTATCAACCAGTAAACTTGTGAAACATCATCCAAATCATTCGCAAATCCGCTTTTTATCAGGTCATATGCGTCTATATTTTCCCTCAAACCAATAAGCTCACTTTGCCTATGAGGATTCCCCCAAAACGGTATAATTGGGAAACCCGGATAGTTTTTCCCGTCAACAATTTCAGGATTATCGACAGCGCTTGCCCTTGTAATTAAAATATATGGCCTTTTTTCTTCTTTCACGGTCATATCTTTGTTTTTAAACTTAATATATTCTGTGTACCCATCAAGCTCGTACAATGTGGCGCGCAATGGTTTATCTTCATCAACTTGCCAATATCGTATACCAGCCATGAGTGCTCCGTTTTCTTCATCGTACAACGGTACAAATTCGGTCAGTTTGAACACTTCTAAATGGTCATTATTCCAAAACCCGAATGATACACCCTGTACTAAAGCGTTACGTCCCGCTTGCTGAATTACGTTATCAAAATCGCTTCCAAGCTTTTCTTTGTTGCTCTTTTTTTCAAGCGTAACGCCATTCCCAAGCAAATACTGGTTTTCCTGTGTAACGAACCGATTAAAAAAGTTAGACGCCATTTTGTAATTAGCACTGTAATTATCCGGCACAGCTTTACCGCTCATGGTATAAAGCAGTTTTTGATACGACATGATTGTTATGTTTCGCTGCCTATCGTATTCTTCGGCGTCTGCTGCGATACGATACATCGTTGATGCTTTATGCTCTTTTATTGCAGCTTCAATAAAAGACATTCGAGCATTTTCATCTCTATTGGCATAAGCCCAATCGTTATATGTCTTAATACCAATTCACCACCCTTTCGCTCAACGGAATGTATTTTTCCTTTCCCGCTTTATATCGCAGAATTGTCATCACAAAATATCTTGTTTCGTCCATTGCATGATCGTTTTCTTTGATTGGTCTATCTTCATTCGATTTTTCGTCCCATCTATAAAGCCCAAATTCTCGGATTTCATCTTTGCAATCACGATGTATTTTTATCGTGCCATCCTGCAAATATCTTGCGGTTGTTACAATCCCAGGTACTACATCGTTTACAGCCTTACGCACGGAAAATCTATGATGCCGATGAATTACCTCAATGAACGATGCGGCGGACGGGTCCACAACAACCGAACGAATTTGTAAATCGCCTGCCAAATTTTCAAGCTCTGAATAATATTCTTCATCCGTTTTATTCGATCGTTCGTCCCTGCCGGAATAGTAATACTCTCGAATCCTTGTTGCGTGTTTTCCGTCCCAACACCAAAGCCCTGCCGAGAATGGATTTAGCGTACCATAGTCTACGCTGATGTAATATTCTCCGCTGTCCGGAATATCATCTACAATATTTGACTCGCCAAACATGGGATAAATTAGGCCATTTGCAAGCGTCCAAGCACCTAGAATATATCGGTCATAAAAAACTGTTCCTGCGTACTCCTTTTTCAGATTTTCTTTGAAGGATTCCGGAAGGAATGGATTATCATCAATAGTATATGTCTGGCTGAAAATATCAGCGTCGCTTTCTAAAAATTTTTTTAGCCAGTGCCCCGGATATTGTGGGTTAAATGTACCATCGAAAACAGAATACCCCTTATCCAGACGGGATTTAAGAAGCTCAAAGACTTCCTCGCTCCAATCTGCAACCTCGTCTCCATAGCAATATTTAATAGACGCACCTCTGATTTTGGAAACCTGAGAAACTTTTTCTGCGCCAAGGCAATAACACTTCTCTCCAAATATCCACGCTGTATTGTCGCTTGAAATTGCACCAACGAGGTCAGCTCCATATAGGTTACGCATGGGTTCTAAAACATTCCGCTCGATTGTGGACTTTGTTACCCCGAGGATGACAGATAATCCATCTTTTCCAATTCGTTCTCGGATTCTTATTGGGAGAATCCATTTGAAATCAAGATATGTCTTTCCGCTTCGCGTTGCCCCGCCCTTAAAATTCCATCGGTGGTGTGCTTTTTGAACAAACTCAGTTTGTTTCTGGCTTAACAGCATCCCTAAACTCCTTTAGCAAACCGTCCAGCTTGTTCAAACTATCATTTCCGCTGGAAGTGTTACGTGTAAATTTATCAACGACAATCCCAAGTGCGGTAGCAATTTGTGATAATGTTGCTTCTTCTATCTTTTCTGGATTAGCGAGAGCTTTTAAATATTTATCAACAACATTCTGAGCGTCTACTTTTCTGGATTCCATAAACGCCATCATTTCCAGAGTGTTTTGTTCCCTTTTTTGTTCGCATTTTTCCGCAATATCGGCATTTCCGTTCACGATCTTTTTAACTGTATTGGGGGAAACTCCATTTACTTTTGACGTTGCGTTATAACTACCAAGCATAATATAATCAGACACTATTTTTTTCTTCTGCTTGTCGGTCAACCTTGCAGCCATAACACCACCCTCTTTATATAAACCCATATAGGCTAAATCTTCTTGCCGGGTCTTCCCCGGCATCATTGCTTTGTTTTAAATCTTAAGTTTTCCATTCATTAGCTCTGGAATCATAGCGTCACGCAATTCTGCCAGCAATCGGTTTTCCTCTTGGTTGAGGTAAAAAACATGATGTTTCCACATAGGCAAAAAAAAGTTAATCAGGCTAGATAAAATCTCTTTGTCCTGATTTTCAATTTTGAGCTCCTTGCTTTTAGTCAGGGTCAAATACCGCTTGCTCTCGTAATGTCCGCCTAAAAGTGAAAAGGTTTTGTCCAGATTTACGCTTTCCTCTTGCTCCGCAGATTTTGCTGCGTCAAAAAGGCCAAGTTCTTTTGCCCATGTTTCATTTATGGTTATTTTGATAACACTCCGCTCTCTGGAAATGCGGTTGATATCGGCCATAATGTCAGCGTATGGGCGGTGCTGTTCCTCTCGCTCTTGAAATGGTATGTACCGGGATGGAATCAGGTTATAGCCGTTCTTTGCGATTTGCTCAATGCTAATCTCTTGCGAAAATTCGGGGATGTTCTCGCAAACACCGCACACGCTGTCAATCACATCGTCTGGCAGGGCGTTGACCATTTTATGATATGTCCTGTTTTCATGCCTGGCACCGCCGAACTGCCCGTTTTGGTCGCGCTGTTCCTGTATAGCTTTCTGGCGACAATCGTAAAACTTCACAGTCTTATTCCCCGCTGAGAACACAATTACACAAGTCGGAATGCTGGTTGCCTCGAACATCTTATCCGGCAAAACAATCACACGCTCCACCATGCCAGCATCAATCAAATACTCTCTTACTTCCTTTTCTGGTTCAGAGGAAAGGATGCCACACGGCAGAACGAACGCGCAGCTCCCGCCGGGTTTCATTCGGCTTAGCGCGGTTAGCACAAAAGCGAAATTCGCGTTTGACGCTGGTGGGATTGTTTTTCCTTGGAATCGGCTGTCTGCCAACATAGGCGCTGGCGCATCCCACTTGATGTTATAGGGCGGGTTAGATATGATTTCATCCGCCAGAATTTCAGGTGCTATTGCGATTTCCTCGATATCGGAAAACCTGTTACCAGGGGTAAGCTTATACCCTCTTACAAATTCCAGTGTTAGTGCGTTTCTGTTCAGAACATATCCGCAAATGTTGCGTACCGCCAGATTGAACAGCAGAAATGGAATAACCCGCTCATCCAATTCCTCACAAATAAAAGCCTTTCTATGATTCTGCGCCCATTTCTGTATAGTCAATGCGCCGCTCCCGGCGCACAGGTCATAGACCACATCGCCTTGTTTTTCAGTAGCAACGGCGCACAGCTTGGCAATACTTTTCGACGAATAATCCTGACATTTTTCTTTGCGGTCGGCATAATAATACTGGAAAATCCTTTGGAGTTCGTCGGTGTTTAAATCGTCTTCAACTAAATCACAATAATCTGCAAGCATTTTTTCGTTTTTTGCAGCATACATAACAGCGCTACAAAAGTTATTTTCCTGCACAGAAAAGATGTTCCACAGTTTGGTTTTTAATTCTAATAATTCCAAAATTTCGCATCCTTTCATAAATCGACCCCGCCATGGTACGCTGCCTTTCGGCTCGCGTGGCGGGGTCTGTATCACAATCCGGGCTGCTGTATCTACCGGCGCGCATGATACGCTCCTACAAGGAGCTTGCGCGGCTTCATTCTGCAAAAAGCGCCCAAGGACTGGGACGCTTTCGTATACTCCTTCTACACATGGCAGATGAGCTATAAAACTGATGCGGGTTATATTCCCGACCCGCGGCGGTATTAACCGGCTCTCACGGTTGGCACGTCTGCCAGCAAGACGGCATAGGCAAAGGATTCTAAGCATTAAGCCTACTCCCATTCGGGAACCCAGCCTCGTTTTCGCCTTTTTCATTCCACGCCTTGCCCGGGCTTTGACGGATCAGCGTCATGGCGTTCCCCAGCGCAGAAAGGAAAAAAGCACGCAGATTTCTCTACGCGCTTTCTCGATTATATTGTACCGCATTTTTTGCATATCATACAAGTACAAAAAAGTACAATTATGTACAATTTTGAAAACATCCACAAAAGTGAGATATAGCATCTGCATGTATGTTGCGCATTGTCGTTTTGCTAACTTCTGTTTTCCCATAAAGCATTTCTTTGACCTGATTCCACGACATCCGCTTACCGTATCTAAAATCAGTGTATCTTAACCGCAAGATTTCTCTTTCCAATGGATCTTCCAGTGATTCAATCGCTTTATCAATCTCGCGCATTTCCGCAAGGTTTTTTTCGTATTCCGCATTATGTGATGCACACCAATCAATTCGCATATCTACTGCTTTCATCGGGTCGTGTGCGCCTATGTGCTGACTACCATCTCCGGCCTGTGGTGTAATGCTGGTTTCAGCGGATTTCATCGCCATGATGCGTTGCTCAATGCTTCGATTCGCCCGCCAGTATCGTTCATAGTTCTTAAGCTTTTCATATTCCATTTATCAAACCTCCGCGCATAGCCACATATTTCCCGTAGCTTACAGGGCATTCTCCGCGCTTACGGCGCTCGTTGTTATATGTATCCAGCTCCCTTAAAAATGAACCGAGCTTGTCCCGTTCCCTTATTTTTTCGGCTTTTCTTTTCAATTTTAGTTGTTCTTGTGCTATTTTTTGATTTTCCATTCTTACCTTTTTAGCACATGCATCACAATATTTCCGAGACGAGTTTGGCCGCTTCAATATCAGGGGCCTCCTTGAGCCTGTTTTCAAGCCTTCGCACCTTGTATTGCCTGCGATTTTCTACAGCGTCAAAGCACTCGTACATCATGCAGAGCTGCTCCATCATAATAGACACGTCCGCGATCTCGTCAACGATGGCATCCGTTGCCGCTGGCTTTTCGTTCACGCCGGCGCGACGCATTTTACAAATCGCCTTAATGAGTTCGCTCATTTCTTCGATGGCTACATCCTCTTGCGCGGTCTGACCATATGTAAGGATGGCCTTTTCAAATACTTCTTTCATTGGTTTTCCTCCTCTACATCATGTCCCATGCATCCACGCTGGTAATCAAAATTATCACAATCACCCATTGGCAAAACTCTTCTTCCCATATCCAGTTGACTGTATAAAAAGGATTTTACTTCGTCAGTCGTCGTCAGCGTTTTTCCGTCAACGGTAATACAGCCTCTTAGCTGTTTTGCATTTTTTTCCGCCTGAAATATCAAGGCAGCAATGGATTATTCTTCTGGACACATTATCTACACTCCTTTTCACGGCAAACCACAAATTCGCAATGCCCGTCGAGCGGACACCCCGCACACCTGTCATCGTTCAACGGGTATCCCTGAATATCGCAGTCGTCGTCCATCATGTCTAACTTCTCGGCATAGCCCATTATCACTCCTCCTCTGCTGGCTGCTGGAGCCATCTTTTGCGTCCTTCAGTGCATTTTTCAGCGTCCGAATAGTCTTCCCGATCTGGGTCGCACCTCCATCCAGATGAAAACGCACACTGCTGACAATTAGCCGGATTGCATTCCATCAAAAACTCCGCCAGTTCATTATCATCCATTCCCCGGATGCGGTCGGCGTTGGTCGAATGACACGTGCGCTTGCGCTCTGCTGCATCCATCATGCAATCCAGCGCAATTGCCTTTGACGTATCGCTGATTTCGTGTTTGCCGCAGTGGAATGCTTCATCAAAAAAGTCTTGAATTGCCGATTGTAATTCTTCCCGTGTCATAGTCTGCCTCCTTATTCGTCTCATGAGTAATTACACATCCGTCATACAAACCGTCAGTTGCGACCGATATTACTTTCATTAAAAAGTCTTTTTCGTTTTCGTAGACAAAATTAAGGAACGCGGCTTTCGTACTATCCGGTAAGTCAAACGTTACTTTCATACTCTTCCTCCCTTTCCTTCAGCGCGGCCTCGGCGGCTTCGCGGGTCAGAAATACGGTTTTGCTGATACTTTCAAGATCGCACAAACTAAATTTTTCTTCTAAAACCGCTCTCGTTCCCTCCCAACAATCCCGGTATTGCCACCCGTCGCAATACTCGTCGCAGTGATTGCTTTCTCGCCACTTGCAGATGGACGCACCAACTCTGTACACTGTATCCCCGACCTTACACGGCAGCACCACAAGCCGCCCCTCTTTCTCCGCCTGAGCCAGTTTGCGGAGGCGGTCAGGTGACATGCCAAGTGCCTGTCCAGCTAATTTTAGTACGGCATCCTCGTTAAACGCCCTTTTCATATCCTCCGGCTCCAGCCCGGTTTCCTCGTAGGCGGCGAGGCGAGCTGCCAGTTCTTTTACACAATCGACAAATTCATCTACCGAATCATCTTTAACTGGTGGGAAATTTTTATGCGCCCAAAATTCACCATCGAAAACAGTAATTCTCTCCATTTTACACATCCTCTATTCGTGTATCCCATTTTTTCTTAAACGTTTTAAAGATAAAATGTTGAACACATCAAATTCTGTTGTACCTATTTTTGTTTCTCCTGCATGCGGATTTTTAGGAGCGTTATCACCGATTGGGTTTGATTCTGTAAATTTTTTGCTCTCATTGCAAAATTTGTTTAATAACTCATAAAATTCTTTTGGCTTATTCCAAGCCGGAAATTCTTTATACTCTTCAATTGCTGTATGCAAATACTTCCAATAATCATTCAATGTCAATCCTCCTTGTAGGCTTTAGGGAATCGTATACTCGCAATCACAACCGAGCCATGCGGCAATTCCTTCCATGTAAAATTACCCGTCGGATATTCACTTCTGTATGCTGGCATTACAATCCCGTCTTTAAGTGTCACTAAATACCAGCCAGCCTTTTTAGGGGCTTTTGTTGACCATCTCATTTCATTCCTCCCGTATGTCTCCGGCCCATTGCTCGGCCATGGCTTTTGCAATGCCGGGAAATGTTTTCGCTCTTCGTTTTGAATCTCGATTGCTATGAAGTTTATATCTGTTGTATATGGTATGGTCTCTGTTTGCACATGTACTTCCAACCCACAAGCCTTCTGGAAGCACAATATCCGTTGCCATCAGAGGCGGCAACCCCTGAAGCCAGAGACACGTTCGTTTTTTCCATGGATGCCCGAACATATAAGGCTCAATCACCTGTGAGTACGGCGGTAATCCATACCGTTTCATCGGCACCGGATTTTCCACTGCAATCTTCGGACAGTCCGCATTCAGAATCGCATAAAAGAACTCTGCCGCTTTCCTTCCGCGACCGTCCCGTTCTGTATCCTTGATCGTATGATCCCGGTTGTAAAGTCTTACAGCTCCTGCCGCTGTCAGATAAGTACATGGAGGAAATGCAATGATCATATCCCACTGCATTTTCAGCAGTTCCAATGCGTCCACCTGCAGATGCCATTCCGGGTGCCCTCCGCTGCATGGTTCAATGTCGCAGCTGTAAGCTTCATGACCTAGCCTCCGCAGCTCAATCGTTACTGCCTGGCTTTCTTCGCAGGCTACTAAAATTTTCACTTCGTATCCTCCAGGCGCTGGCCGTGGCTGCAAAAATCAGTAAGGTTGATATTACGATTTATCAGCTTACAGTAGCACCAGCTTTCGGCTTCGTTTTCGCCAATACATGCAAACCTACATTCATTGCAGTAGCACGCGCCTGCCGCGTGCACCGGGTCGATGGCGGGTGATGCGTGTATATGTGTAAACACACGTGCAAGCGTTATCGGCATAGCGTCATTGCGTATCGTATACAGCAGCGCCTTTCGGCTTATCAAATCGTACATTTTCTTTCCCTCCAATCACATCGGCTCTACGCCCATCTTTTCATATGCAACCGCTATAGCGTGCCGCATCTCATCTGTAAACGTATCTCTTCCTCCCTGTGCAAGGATCTCCAGCAGCTCCTGCCGCATCCGCGTATAAAATGCTCCGACCTCTCGCTCGTCAAGCTCAAGCTCTATTGCTGCGTTGTAGTGCGCCAGCGCCATGGCTTCGCATACAGCGTCGATTCCTTCACGGATGCCGTTGTTTTTCGCACGGGCAAGCGTAAGCGCAAGGTTTTTGCTCATTCAGCCCACATCCTTGTTACAGTGATTTCTGTTCTCGGGTCAACTTTGTCCACATGGCCATATACAACAAGTGCGATATGTGTAAAATCATCATCCTTTATCGCCCTGGCCTTGGTGAGGCCGTCCAGCAGCAGCTTCCCGCTGTAATTGTCGGCGTCATGTCTGCGCCTGTCCGGGAAAAAATAGTCTATGCGGACAACGGCTCTTTCTGGCGCTTCCTTCACACCCGCGGCCTTGCACGCCCACTGCACTGTCTCTGTCCACTGTTTTTTGGACCTTCGATATTCCCAGCTGTTTAGCCGTCCCGCAAACCGATTTAAACTCGGTGGCACGCCTTTTAAAACAATTTTCATTCGCTCCTCCTGTTATCAATCGGGATATAATTGTGGTACTGCGGCTGCCAGTGGAATTGCATTCTTCCCATTCCTCCGTGGCGGTTTTTGGCAATCACCGCATCCACTTCCCACGCATCATCCCCGCTCAAAAAATCTTCCGTTTTCTTCGGACGCATAAAAATCACACCATCCGCGTCCGCTTCGATGTCGCTTCCGCCCTTTAAATCCGACAGCGTAGGCTCTTTCTGTCTGTCCACTGCTCGTCCCATCTGTACCAATGCCACAATTGCAACACAGTGCTTTTGCGCCATAGCCTTGAGCGCGTGCGTGATCTCGCCTGTTATCTGCCACAAAGGCTTTTTCCCTGTATCGTCTCCGCGCATCAAGCCGAGATAGTCGATGAACATCGCGTCAGGCTTATTTGCCGCAAGCTTTGCCTCCACATCCTCGGCGGATATTCCGGGCGTATCGTCCATCACAAGGTGCAAATCTCCCATTCGGTCTACAGCAATGCCGATGCGTTTCTGCGCATTTTCGTCAATGTCGTGATCCCTAAAGCGTGTGGAATTTATCATGCATACCCGAGAAAGTATGCGGTGCACAAGCTGCTCCTTTGTCATTTCAAGGCTTCTGTAATCCACGCGATAGCGCTTTGCAAGCTGCACGGCCAGATGCATGGAAAAATCTGTTTTGCCGTCTCCCGGACGCGCCGCAATTATGTACAGGCATCCTCGCTGTAAACCTCCCAGCACGTCATTGAATTGTTTCCAATCGGTTTTCAGCGACGTATCGGGCCGGAATAGATTCTGGTAAGCTTCCGTCACAGCCTCCAAAAATGTTTGCTCCGATGTGCTGTGTACGTGCTGCATGATGTCCCGCTGCTGCGCTGCCATCCGTTCAATCTCCGCCGTCATTTCATCGGCGGTGTGACCGCTGATTGCAAGGCTCTGTAAATCCGTCACCAATGTGCGTTCCCGCCATGCGTCCAGTACAAGCGCCGAATATTGCGGAAATGTCTCAATGCGTGGCGTAATGCTTGCGCATTCGCGGATTATCCCATCGTACTCTGCGCCCAGCTTTGATACCACCGTCACCGCATCCACAGGCATTCCCGCCTTTTTCAGCTTCAGCATGCAGGAAAATATCCGTGCCAACGGCTCCGCCTCAAACATCTTCGGTGAAAGCATCGTGCGCGCCTTATCCAGCAATGCGGGTTCCAGCATCAGGCAGCCAATGACGCTCTGTTCTGCCCCGAGCATTTAAAACAACTCCTCTGCCGTCATATCCGGCGTGATCTCCCGTCCCACGTCCGGCTTGATAACACGCGGTTCCGATGTGCGTTTAACAGGCTTGCCGTCTTTCCTCCACCAGTTCAGAATCGTGGCATAGTGGCTTTTGTAACGGTGCCCGGTTTGTGCAAGATAGGCAGATAACCGCTCGATATACTCCGATGCGCCAATATCGCCCAAGCTGTCCACCAGCTTCTCATGCTCTTGCCCGTCGAGCAGCACGTTTTCAAACTCGCCAAATTTCTTTTTGGATATCTCGATAGAGATATCTTTTTTATTTCTTGATTTCTTGACTTCTTGATTTCTTAATATAAGGGTCTGTGTTACTTCTGTGTTAGCACTGTGTTGGTCGCGTGTTACCTGATTGTTAGTTTCCGTGTTGGCTCCTTGGTACTCGATATAGTTTTTTATTGTAAACACGCTGAATTTCCCATGTGTGCACTGTGTTATTTCCTGTGTTGATTTTAGATGATTTATCGCTGTTCGCACGGACTGCACTGAAATACCTGTTTGCAATGAAATTTCGCGTATCGACGTTACTGCCTGTCCGACTTCCAACTCAATCCCACGGTAAAAACACGCCTCATATTGTGCCAGAAAAAGCAAATGAAGAAACACACATTTGGCATTCGTGTCAGTGTACCAGCCCCACTTCATCATCTTTCTGTAAAGCTTGATATATCCGTCATTTGCCATATTGTCACGTCCTTAAAACGGCAAATCTTCTGAATCGTCAATCACTGCAAAATCATCCTGCTGCACATCTGCGGCAGCTGCATTTGTTTTAAACGGCTCCGGTGTACGCTGTGCGTCTACCTTCGGTGCTTCTCGCGCTGTGCTGGCAAAATGAACGCCTTCTGCGACCACCTCAAAGGCCGTACGCTTGTTCCCGTTTTTGTCCTCATAATTACGCGTCTGGATGGAACCGTTCACGGCGATCATGCTGCCTTTATGAAAATACTTGCATACAAACTCCGCTGTCTGCCGCCATGTTACAATGTCGATAAAATCGGCCTTTCGTTCTCCATCCTTGGAATAGCTGCGGTCTACCGCGATGCGGAACGTGCATGTTGCAACTCCACTCGGTGTGTGGCGCAGTTCGGGTTCAGCCACAAGGCGCCCCATCAACGCGACTACGTTTAATCCCATACCAACCGTCCTTTCAAAACTTAACTTAAAACTGTACTTTATAAATCACAGATAGTTTTTGTAAAATTCGCGGATAAAATCTTCTTTGCTCCATCCGTATTCCTGCATCGCCGCTTTTTGCGCAGCCTGCTGGCAATAAATCCTTGCCTCTCTGTTTCTATGTACTGCATCCGGCCCGTATTCGTGGCACCTGACATGGCACAGAGGAACCCAAAGCCCAAGACGCTTGCTCTTTTCACGCATCGCCCCGCCAAAGCATTCATGCCTGTCAAGCTTTTCATCCTGTCCGCCGCACAAAAAGCAGCAGTCTGTATCAAACGTCACAATGCTGGGTGCGTATCCGTTTTTATCGAGATTCTTCACCGTGGCTCCTCCTTGATGCGTGCCAGTTCTTCCGGTGTCATCGTCTCTATTCCAAGGTCTTTGCACTCACTGACAATGCCGTCTATCAGGACACTCATTTCCTTGGTGGTGTATGTAGAGCTGCCAAGGTATACGCGGTAATATTGCGCCCGTTCTTCCGGAGCAAGTGTTTCATGTTGTTCGCAGTATTTGTACTGACGCTTGAACATCTCAACGCTTTTATTTGGCACCTTTACCACAAATTGCTGGCCGTATCTTTTCAGCATCTCAAGATATACGCTGTCCTTGTCTGTGTGCAGCAAATCGGCCATCTGGCCCATAAGCTCCCACGCATACGCATTTGCGTCTTTGCTGCGGGCCTTTGTTTTACGCTTGATTTCTGCCACCATATCCACGGTCTTATCTTTCAGCTCATAAGCAAGCTGTGCAGCCTGTGCACGGTTTTTCACCTTTAAGCAAAGTTCTCCTTCCGTAGACATACGCGCATTCGTGAAATTAAACAGTCTGCTCAACGATTTCACCGCCTACGAGCGAAAGGCTTTCTTCTTTCTTTTCCTTTTCCTCTTTTAGGACTATGTTCTGACATTCGTCGCACAACATATCTCCAAACCTTCTAAGGCCATAAATTGCAATGTCATGTGCCGCCCACAACTCGCCATTTCGAAGCATCACGTCGTGAAGGGATTTGCCGCACTTGTTGCACTTATACAGTTCTTTTTTATACTTCGTGCGGTCATTTTCGTTGTATACATCCGCACCCAGCCCAAGCAGTTTCCCAGCGTTTCCAATGGCATCAGTACGGGCCTTCTTAAAGCATTCATCATCTGTATATAACCCGCCTTTTTCCTTGGCAACAAGCATGCTCCCGCCATCTCCATGTACCGGCTCGCTCCATCCACCGCCATCAAGACGGTATACTAAGTCAAGTTCGCAAAATGCAGCGACGGCTCCATCTGCTCCCGGTTCTGTGCGATATTTTTCGTTTATGGTTTTCCATCCAATTCCACATGGTCCGAATTTCTCTGTTAAACGTTTGATTCGCCACATGCTGTTGATATCGGTAAATCCGTTTAAACGTCCTCCTGTAATCTTTTTTTTTGCTTCTTCCGGTACAACGCGTAAATCATTGTATATCGATAAATTATCCATATGTACTCCTTATCCGGCCTGTGCAAAGCCTGTATCAATGCAATGCTCACAGCCTATTACATGATCGGTTCCATGTCCGTAATAGATGCGCTCTCCGTCATATACCGGTGCGCCGCATTCCGGGCAATAAGACACCGGTTCTGCCTCCGCGTAAGGGTCAAACGCCGCCGATATTCCGATGTAATGTAATTCAGGCATCGCTTGCCTCCTTGATTGATAATTTCCAATCGCCAGCCGCATAAAGTGTTTTTGTGCGGCAATCCTTTATCGTTGCGTTCTGCGATAAAATAATCGTTTCAACGCTTACGCCTTTAGACCGTTTTTCAGCAATTTGCACTGTGGAGTTGACCCGCATGTTCAGCACTGTGGAGTTGCCCCACATGTTCAGCACTGTGGAGTTGCCCCACATGTTCAGCACTGTGGAGTTGCCCCACATGTCCTGCACTGTGGAGTTGACCCGCATGTTCAGCACTGTGGAGTTGCCCCACATGTTCAGCACTGTGGAGTTGTCCCACATGTCCTGCACTGTGGAGTTGTCCCACATGTCCTGCACTGTGGAGTTGTCCCACATGTTCCGCACTGTGGAGTTGCCCCACATGTCCTGCACTGTGGAGTTGCCACACATGTCCTGCACTGTGGAGTTGGCAGACAATGTAACATTTGTGCAGTCCTTTAAGTAATATCCACTACCATCTGTAAGATTTAATTTATCAATTCCAATAAAAATATGGTTTTCCGCCCACTTCTTAACAGCATCGCGGGCCATCGCTTCGTATTTTTCCGGGTCGGATTTTATCCACTCCGGCAATTCGTCCTGATCGATTTTAAAAACCCACATATCAATAGGCATAAAAGGATCGTCATTTTTAGGGCTTAATTCAAATCGCACAAATTTCCCCGCAATTCGGTTCTCCGCAGTATCTTCAATACATTTTTCCCGAAGCATTTCATCGTGGCTATCATAATCGGGCACAAATACGCCGTTTTTAAACAGCAGCCCGGATTTCAGTTTACACATTTGACAAATCCTCCCCGGTGGTGTATTTTTTAAGTGTAGATTTTTGGTCTGCGCCTCTGTTATCCGTGCCAGCGGATGCAGGGGCTTTTTTACTGTATATGACACCATTAACGCCTGTAATAGGGTCAGCGCGTTTTCCGACCTGGAATATGTATCCTGCACGGTCAAGCTCGTTCAAACGCGGCCTTACTCGGTTCGGATCCGTAAAACCCATTCGCCGCATGATTTCCAGTGCCGTGCCATCGCCACGTTCAAGCTCTGCCAAGATAGCCGCCTTTCGCCCGCTCGGGTCAAGCTGCTCAAAGCTCTCCCGACGCGTTTCATGAGTTATTTTCATGGCTTGTCCTCCATAAAAGCTTCTTCATATTTCATGCCGGTAGCTTTTAATATTTTATCAATTGTTGTTTTTGTCATTGTTGTATTCCCATTGATTCCATTATGGAGCGTCATAACATTAACGTCGCACAAATCTGCAAATTGCCTATATGCAATCCGATTTTTAATCAACCAATTTTTAATATTAGGATAAATGCATTTGTCATAAGATGATCCTTTGCGCGATCGACCGTTAAATGGAACTATTTGAACTACGTACTGCCTTGAAACACCAAATTCATCCGCAATCTCTTGAATCGTGTATCCGTCAAGACGCATTTCGTACATCTTTAATTTTTGCTCTTTAGTCATCTTGCTTTTCCTCATTTGCGAATATGTATCCCGCAATCCCAGCCAGCATCAACACCAGCCCAAACGCCAGCGTTGCAAGCCCCGGCAGCATGTCCGAGTTTCCACGGCCTATCGCCTGCAAGCCGTCCAGCACGGGCAGTACGGATGCAATCAGCACCACCTTATAGATAAGGCTTGTCCATCCGCGCAGGCCGCGCGGGAGGCGCAGGCAGAACGGGTTAGGCTTGTCCATTTTTCTGCGCCTCCTCTTTTTCCCGCTGGATGTCTTTCCTTATCAACTCCAGATAATACGGAGCAAGCACTTTTGCCACGCGCGCATTCGTTTCTTCCATTCCTTCCATAATGTTCTCCTTTTTACTCTTCTGATTGATTATCGGACAATAATTCGTCAATGGTACAGCCATAAAGCCTTGCAATTTTTGGGAGCATATCCGCTCTAGGATTATTCCTTCCCGTATCCCACATAGCAACAGTCCCCATGGAAACACCTAGGGCGTCAGCAACTTCACGTTGAAGCAATCCTGCTTTCTTCCTCGCTAATGCCATATTCATAAAAGCACCTCTTTTCTCAATTGAAATTAGATTTTTCATTGACAAAATGAGAAAATATAGTTATTATAAAAGTGCGAACAATAATAATAACTTTGTTTTATGCTCTAAATTCATATAGGGCATCTTCTCGTTTTGTTTCTGTATTCTTATTATATCTAATTTCAAGTAAGAAGTCAAGACGTTTTTCTAATTTTTTCTAGTTTGAGGTGTATTATGGCAACAGCTTTTTTTGAAACATATGAACGGCTTTGTAGGTATAAGGGAATGTCTGATAGTGCTGCGGCTGCTGAAATAGGATTATCTAACAGCACCGTAACAAGTTGGAAAAATGGCGCATTGCCAAGAAAACCAACAATAAAAAAAGTTGCTGATTATTTTGGCGTAACTATAGATCAAATGTTAGGATACAAGAATATAGACAAAGAAAAGCTCCCCGCTAATAAAAGCGGAGAGCTAACCGAAAATGATATGAAGCTTCTTAAATTTTTCCGTTCTCTGCCTCCAGAAAAGCTGAAAGCAATCCTAATTGCTCAAGACGGGCCAGTAGAAATTGTCGACGAATAGGATCGTGAACCATAGTTAAGAATTGTGTTTCTTCTTTTGATAAAGTTTCATATGTTTCGTTTTGTAACAGAATTGTACAATCGGAATTTTCCACTGGCGTCATATATCGCGCCTCCCTTTTCTTTTCTGCCGCATGGTCCTATATTACCACAGTTGTAAAATGTAAAATACTGGCAAAATACCAAATATTTGAAACTTTACAAGTGATTTTGACTAAGTTCAATAACAACCATTCGTTGTATATTGAATTATACGACAACCAACGGTTGTTATCAATGCATTTTTTGCACAACAAAATTTATTTGTTTTTTGTGTAAGCAGAAATAATGTACGATAAATGCTGCATTTTATAATTCGACTGGAGTGATATGTTGTGGGATTGTTTGATTTTTTGAAAAAAAAGAAATCTCATACCATAAAAACAGAAATGATTGGATATGAAAATAGTAAAAAAATCACATTAAATTCAGATTCACATGAAAACGAAGATGAATTATGGGATATGTCTATTACTCCGATACTTAATCGAGAAATTAGACCTTTGGAAACCTGTATGGTTTCGTATGCAGTTGCTGCTGAAAACGCAAAACGAGTTTCCGAAAGGAAAATCGCACTTGAGGGAGTTGTAACGACTTTTTATGAAATAAAGCAAAAATGCAATCAATTAGGGGCTGAATATCAAAAATATTTTTCATGCAATTGGGAACATTGCCATAATTTAAAAAATCCGGATTTTTTATATGTAGAAAGATTTGAAAAAGAACTTGATGACTTAAATGCGAACTATAACAAATTAATTGCCCAAGAAGAAATACATGATATGGAATCAGTTAATCTTGAAGAACGCGTTATCTCTTGCATTAAGAAATCCAATAATATTTTGCAAACAGATATATATAAACAATTTCATCCATTTGTAAAATCAGATATTCAATCCATCCTCTACGAATTGGAAAAAAAGGGTCAGGTTGAACGAAAAAAGTCCGGAAGAACATATGTCGTTCATTACTTATAGATGAATCCATGAGACAAATAATTTGAGTGTTTTATCCAACCTTACATACAAGAATACATGATTTTTTTATCCAGAACAATCACATACTTACACATGCAAGGAGAACAATTTGAATCGTGCAGTAATTTATGCTAGATACAGCAGCGACATGCAACGCGAGGAAAGTGTGGAAGCTCAAATCCGCGCTTGTAAATATTACGCACAGCAGAACGGCATCGATATCATCGGAATCTATGCTGATCGCGCTAAGTCCGGTATGTATCATTCCGAAAAGCGAGAAGAGTTTCAGGCGCTTCTGAATGCTGCGCCGCGTAAAGAATATGATATTGTACTTGTTCACAAACTCAACCGTTTCGGCCGCGCCGGTGTCAAGGCTCTGAATGACCGAGACTATCTTGAGCGGCTCGGAATTGAGATCATAAGCGTAACGGAACGGCTTGAAAATACGCCGGAGGGTCGGTTGATGCTATATGTTATCACTGGCATGAACGAGTATTACAGCCGGAATCTGGCCGGAGAAGTGTTGAAGGGATTGCGCGAAAACGCTTATAAAGGCATCACAACCGGAGGCACTCCCGCGCTTGGTTACAATCTTGGTGCAGATAAAAAACTCGTCATAAACGAACAAGAAGCTGTTGCTGTAAGGCTCATTTTTAAAATGTATATTTCCGGTGCTGGATATGGCGAAATCATTGACGAGTTAAATTCACGCGGTTTTAGAACAAAACGTGGTGCAAGGTTTGGTAAAAATTCTATTTATGCAATTCTTCGAAATGAACGATATGCAGGAAGATTTACTTACGGAAAAACTAAAAGAATAAATGGTTATAGAAACCAGCACAAAATTGAAAAAGAATACATTAGCATTGAAGATGGTTGTCCTGCCATTATATCTGCGGATGAATGGGAAATGGTGCAAAGACTTATGGATGTAAAAAAACACGACGCAGCGTCCGGGAAAGCAAAAGAACTTTATATCCTAAGCGGAAAATTATTTTGCGGACATTGTGGCGCTCGAATGGTTGGTAACTCTCGCGTATCTCGCGGAGAAAGATATTTGTACTACGACTGTAATGCAAAGCTGCGCAAAAAGACATGCACAAAGCATGCCGTGAAAAAGAATGAAATTGAGCAAGCCGTGATTCAAAAATTAAATCAACTCGCATTTTCTGATGATTTGATAGAACGCTTTGCCGATGAAGCATACAAAGCGCAGGACAATGAGATTCCAGACATCGGCGGAAAAATTGCGGATATTGACAAAAAAATTTCAAATCTTGTAGCAGCAATCGAAAACGGCGCAGATGTAGGGCCAATCAAACAAAGAATGGCAGATTTATCCGCACAAAAAGATGCGCTACTTTTATCCAACGTGCCCAAAGGAGATTTTTTGACGAGAGACGAGATTCGCAGCCGATTCAAAAAATTCCTCAATATTGCAGATCTTCCGCCAGCTCAACAAAAATTTATTATTTCAGAGTATGTAACGCGAATCGATGTATTCGATTACGACGGAGGCGGGCACTTTTGCCGCATCACGTTATCAAACAATACTTCTGTTGATACTGATGTACTCGCTCCACCGGCACCAGTCGAAAGCCTCGACGCGTAAGTCGCGTTCGAGGCTTTTCTTTTTACTATGATTTAGTGTTCGCGCTCAAGCGGGCATCTATTTTGCCAACGCTTCCCAGATGAACATTCCGCAAACACCTACTTTTTCAAAGGCGTCTTTGCCGTAAGGGTGTGGCTGTGATGTCAAAACAGAACCTGATGAGCAAGGTGCTTTGTACCTTGCTCATCGAAGCTTTTATATTGCAGTTTGCCGTGTGTTTTTGTCCACAGTGGACAAGTGTGGCGCTGTATATTAATTTTTTACAATTAATGACTTTAATGCTTGACAAAACATAAATGCATTGATATCATAATAATGCACACTGGATAGTGAGCGGAAGTTATAACATGCACCTGGATAGGTTCTGGAAATATAAAGCTTATCTTTATAGTATTTTCACGGACCAACTACTGTTGGTCCGTTTTTGTTTCCAGAGCCTCCACAAAGTGAAAGGAGACAAACATGTTAAAAAAAGACAAAAGCGTAATTATTAAATTCGACTTCTCAGTAGAACAGACAGTAGGCCAAATTACTAAGGTTACAGGCTTTATGAAGGCTAAGTATTTGATTCCTATCATTGATATTCTGGATTTAAAAGCAAATCCTCGTTCTTCTAAAACGGGTCCGGTGACTACCGCAATTCAAGAATCTATCGAAAGTGACTGCAACCTGTTTCCGTTTAAGACCAAAGGAATTTTGCTTGCGTCTTCCCAGTATGAACGGCTTGAGCGCAGTAGGATAAAGATAATGCCTGATAATTTTGAGATTGAAGGAATTTTAGATGGTGGCCATAACACGCTTGCAATTGGCCTCTATATCTTGAAACAGTCTATGCTTTACGCTGGGAAACCTTTTCCCAAGGGAGAGAAAACATGGGATCGCTTTAAGGAACTTTGGCATGAAAATAGAAGTGTTATTGATATATATTTAGACGAATTAAGGAAAGACTCTTCAATTGGAAATTTGAGCTTTTATGTGCCTGTTGAGTTGCTTGTCCCTCGCGATGCAGGAGACTTTGCTTGTGTAGAAGCATTTAAGAATGACTTGTTGGAAATTTGTGAAGCGAGAAATAATAATGTTGAGCTCAACATTTCTGCGAAAGCTAACCAGAAAGGATTTTTTGACGGACTCAAGTCACTCATGGAAAAACGAAATCCTGCTCTGTGCAGCAGAATTGAATGGAAAACGAACGATGGTGGCGACATTAAAGCGCAAGATCTTATTGCGCTTGCTTGGATTCCTCTTGCTCTTATTACTCAGGTTAAAGATGAAACTGGAAAAATTATTGAACCAATTGCAGCGAATAAAATCTACAGCGCAAAAGGGAGTTGCCTCAAACAGTTTGAGAAATTGATGGCGTCTCCTGATGTTACCATCAAAACAAGTGCTGACTATAAGCGAGAATTAAAAAACACGGAAGTTAATTCGGCATTCCAAATTGCGGTAGAATTGCCTGAACTCTATGACTATATTTATGAAAACTTCCCTGCTTTGTACAATTCAGCAGATGGAAAATACGGTCGTATTACTGCCGTAAAAAAATTAAATGAAACGCGCAAGGAAAAGAAAACACCGTTCTCCGGCAATGATATTGATATATTGAGTCCTGAAGGGTACATTATGCCGTTAGTGTATGGTATGCAAGCTCTTATGGTTAATAAGACAGTAAATGGACATAACGAAATTGCTTGGGTGCAACCGCCTATGACTTTCTTGCAAAATAATCTCGGCAAGATCGTTAAATACTATTCAGGTATTATTAACATATGCGACTATGATCCTCAGAAAGTTGGAAAAAATGCGCAGAGCTATGAACAGGCACTTGCTGGATTTAAGATGGCTATTGCTGGTATTCTATGATATGATAAGTTTCGTTGCTATCCTACTATAGTCAGGTTCAGTGTTCGCATTGAGGGTATCTTTTTTGTCAACGCTTCCCACGTCGGAATGGACTATGCTCCCCTCAAAAAGCCCAGCCAGCCGGCTGGGCTTTTCTCATACCGCTCCGTCATTCCTCCTTTTCCCCACAAAGCTTTGCTGCGCAAACCTTCGCAGGGGCCCCGCCCTACGGGCTGAGGAGAAAAGCGGGTATCCATTTTATCACGCCAACTCAGCCTCTGAAACCGCTTGGGAAAGCCCTTCCCGGGCGGTTTTGTTTTTGCAATAACACACTTTTGCCCGGATGCGGGACAAGGGTGAATAATCGGCACACAGGGCAGCACACAAGTACCATCGTAAATCGGCATAATGCCCAATTGTAACCCCCGCTCTGATGGGGTATAATAGCAGCACAGGAAGGTGGAGCGGATGAACAACGAAGAATTGATTTTGCAGATGTTGGGCAAAATTTCGGACAAGTTAGAGGAACACGATAAGCACTTTGAATCTATTGACAATCGGTTTGAATCTATTGACAATCGATTTGAGTCTATTGACAATCGGTTGGAGTCTATTGACAATCGGTTTGAATCCTTGGAAACGGACGTGCGCCATACCCGCATGTTGATTGAAAAGCAAGAGCACAACGTGCAGCTTATCGCGGAACAGTACGGCGATATTTCCGCAAAGCTGGAGCGCGTGCGTGAGATCGACGAGCTACGCGACCGAGTACGGACACTGGAAACGGTCGTGCGTAATCATACGGTATCCATCAAGGAACTGCGCAAGGCAGAATAAAAGCACAAAGCGGACAGCGTAAAAGCTGCCCGCTCTTTTTATGCCGTTTTCCCTCCTGCAGCATCCTGTTTTTGCGTGCGGTATGTCCATACGGGAAAAGCATCAGGGGCACAGCGTCAGCTGTTTCAAACCCGGTTTCCTGATAGGCTTAAACGGGCAAGTCGGGCATTTCACCGAGCGGATGAAACAGGACAGTGCCGCACACATAGAGGGCGGATGTAAAAGAACACCCGCCGCAGTCGGCCACCCGTCCTCCGCCGGATGATGGACAAAATCCACATCCGCACCGTCCCGGCGGGGAACATCAAGCCGGGCAAAGAAACGTCCACAGAAAAAACAGATGGCGCCGTTGCCACCGTTATGGCCCTTAATCGGCTCATCCGACATGGCAACGACACCGGCGAGTCGGTCTATGACAGCGGAGGGCCGCTGTTTATCTGATTTTCAGGGGTTAATCATCCTCCTCTCCGTAACCATAGACTGTGTTTTTACATCCGCAATGCGGACAAATGATGCAGGCATCGGGGGTGCCTTCATCCTTCCGCGGGGTTATTTTAAATGAAAAAGGGGCTCACCACCCCTTTTGGCGGCATTCGCCGCGCGGCTTGCACTTTGCCGCGCAAAGATGCATGGCTTTGCCGCCGCCCGCTTTTTCCCCGGACGCTTCTTTTGCTTCTTTGCCTTTTTCGACAGTCTGAAGCCCAGCCGGCCGGCTGGGCTTTTCTCATACCGCTCCGTCATTCCTCCTTCTCCCCACAAAGCTTTGCTGCGCAAACCTTCGCGGGGGCCCCGCCCTACGGGCTGATGCGGAAAGCGGGTATTCATTTTATCACGCCAACTCAAGATAAATTGACAAACCGCCGGCAAGTCATAGGAAATATCGATCCGCTGTCCCCTGTACCCGCACTGCTGCGGCTGTCCGCGCGGCGCCGCAGCGGGTGACAAAATCCGGAACACGTAGTATAATAGAAGAAAATTTTGGTAATTTTTGTCCTTAAATGTATAAGACTGTCGAATGTAGTCCCCCAGAGCGGCGCCTGCGTTCCGCATGCCCGCGGCGCGCTCTCACTCTTGGAGCATGGTGGTTATGATCAAGCAACATTTAAAGCAAAACGTATACGAAGCCTTTCTGGAACGGCTGAAATTCATTTTTGAGGAGTTCGACAATATCTATATCTCCTTCTCCGGCGGGAAGGACAGCGGCCTGCTGCTGAATCTGGTGCTGGATTACCGGGACCGCTGCTTCCCCCAAAAGGCGCTGGGCGTTTTTCATCAGGATTTCGAAGCGCAGTACACTGTGACGACGGAATATGTGGAACGCACCTTCGAGCGCATCAAGGGCCGTGTGGAGTCTTATTGGGTCTGCCTGCCCATGGCTACGCGCACCGCGCTCAGCAGCTACGAAATGTACTGGTACCCCTGGGACGACACCCGCCGGGACGCCTGGGTGCGGGAAATGCCGCAAAAGGAATACGTCGTCAACCTGGAAAACAACCCCATATCGACCTACCGCTACCGCATGCATCAGGAGGACCTTGCCAAGCAGTTCGGCAGATGGTACCGCATTTCACACGGCGGCCGGAAAACCGTCTGTCTGCTGGGCATCCGGGCGGACGAATCCCTGCAGCGGTACAGCGGCTTTTTAAACAAGAAATTCGGCTACAAGGGCGAATGCTGGATCAGCAAGCAGTTCAAGGACGTCTGGTGCGCGTCGCCCCTGTACGACTGGTCCACCAGCGATATATGGCACGCCAATTACCGGTTCGGCTACGATTACAACCGCTTGTACGACCTGTACTACATGGCCGGCCTCAAGCCCTCGCAGATGCGCGTGGCCTCGCCGTTCAATGACTATTCCAAGGATTCGCTCAACCTGTACCGCGTCATCGACCCCGAGGTCTGGACAAAGCTGGTGGGGCGCGTGCAGGGCGCGAATTTTGCCGCGATCTACGGCCATACCAAGGCGATGGGCTACCGGAACATCACGCTTCCCGAGGGGCATACATGGAAATCCTACACCCAGTTCCTGCTGGACACACTGCCCGCCCGCCTGCGCAACAATTACGTCAAAAAATTCAGAACGTCCATCCAGTTCTGGCACGAAACGGGCGGCGGGCTGGACGAAGCCGTCATCCGTGAGCTGGAGGCCCACGGCTACCCCATCCTGCGGAACGGCGTCTCCAATTATACCCGCGACAAAAAGTCCCGCATCATTTTCACAGGCCCCATCCCCGACGATACGGACGACATCAAATCGTCAAAGGACATTCCCAGCTGGAAGCGGATGTGCTACTGCATTTTGAAAAACGACCACAACTGCCGCTTCATGGGCTTTGGCCTGACGCGCCAGCAGCAGCGGCGCATTGATATCATCCGCAAGAAATACAAAAGCGTGGAGGCGATGGAAAATGGCGTATAAAAGCCCGGTCTACCATGTCATTCCCGTACCCATCGAAAAGGTGCGGCCGAACACATACAACCCCAACGCCGTGGCCCCGCCCGAAATGCGCCTGCTGTACGAAAGCATCAGGGCGGACGGCTACACCATGCCCATCGTGTGCTATTACGCCAAAAGCCAGGACATTTATGTGATCGTGGACGGGTTCCACCGTTACCGGGTGATGCTGGAGCATCCCGACATCTACGAGCGCGAAGGCGGCGTGCTGCCGGTTTCGGTCATCGACAAGCCGCTGGACCAGCGGATGGCCAGCACCATCCGCCACAACCGGGCAAGGGGCAGCCACGACGTGGACCTGATGAGCAACATCGTCAAGGAGCTTCACGAGCTGGGCCGTTCCGACGCATGGATCGCAAAGCATCTCGGCATGGACAAAGACGAGATCCTTCGCCTCAAGCAGATCACCGGTCTGACGGCGCTTTTCAAGGATGTAAAGTTCGGGCAGGCATGGCAGCCCATGGACGAGGAAGACGGGGATGAAAGCGAAAACGGTGACGACGCGCTGCTGGGCTGAGGCCTCCCCCTCTGCCCCGGCGCCCGCCGTTTCGCCTCCGGCGAAACCGTGCGATCACTTCCCGCAAACGGGAGATTGCAGGCGTCCAAATGACGTTTTTGTGTTAGGGCAACACCGCACAATTCTAAGAGTCGAAGCGCGCCGGCAGATTTTTTGGCAGGTTAAACAAAAAGCGCAGCGAATACTTTGTGTATTCGCGAGCATTTTTGTGACAGTTGCCGAAAAATCTGCAAGCGAGGCGACGCTTAAGGCTTCAGCCGTGAATTGTGCGGTGTTGCCTTAGAGCGGCGTTGCAAAATCCGTTTTATGGGACACCTACTGTTGTAAAATGGTATCCGAAAGAACCGAAAACCATTCTCAAGGAGGAAGCGGCTATGGCATTCAAAATTGGTTTTGCAGCAGAGTTTCTCGAAAATAAGCGCATGGAGTCCAAATCCGCTGTGCCGGAGCCGGCAGCAGCCCCGCGCAGATCAATGGTACAGGTGTACTTTGCAGAACGCAATATGAATCTGGCCTATTACAACGACCAGTTTGACCTGCATTGCGGCGATACGGTCTATGTGGACGGCAAGCTGGAAGGCATGCGCGGCCGCGTCACCCAGGTCAGCTATAATTTTAAAATCAAAGTATCCGACTACAAGCGCGTGATCGCAGTAGCGGACACTGCGGTCAACGGTCGTTTTTTTATGGCAGGCAGCCACTTCGTCACGTTCGACAGAGCGGCGCTGCCGGGCAGTAAGGTTGTCACCTGGTACAAGGCGCCGGCAAAGGAGGACGATGCGTTCGTCAGCGGCAGCGATGATACCGCATTCTGTCTGGATGACCTCTGGGGAATGAATGTAAGCGCCGGCATCGCAGAGCGCGGGCACAACTACTACACGGAGAGCCGGGTCCGATACATCAGCCTTGACGGCAGCAAAGGCTACGCCATCGTTGAAGGCAGCACGGCATACGAGGTTGAGTTCGAATACAGGGACGGTACGATCAGCGGCCTTATCTGCTCCTGCTTTTGCAGCTGCAGCTGCAAGCACGAATTTGCGGCTATGCTGCAGCTGAAGGAAGCGCTGGGCCGAATCGAAAAAAACTACGCAGACCAATATGCGCGCACCGGCTACTTTGCTGCGGTGGACAAGGGCGCGCTGTTCGCCTTCGCCATCGCCGGCAAGGAAGCCGGAAGCCTCACGCTATAAGCGCGCAATACGTTTTGCTTTCACTCCACTTAATACACCGCCTGGCTGCTTTGGGCCGGCAAAGCTTTCGCTGCGGCTTCCCTCTGGCCCCGGCGCAAGGCGCAAAAGGCTTTGAGATTGAGCCATTTTCAAATTTGCAGCACACCAAATGCAGTCTGCTCCTTACGGGACGGGAGCAGACTTCTTTTTATTTTTGGCCTTTCCTTTCCATGTGATAAACCTTTTATTCCCGGCCAAAAGCCCCCGCTTTCGCGGGGGCCTTCCTCTTTTTCCACACGCGGCGTTTTACAGCAGTGCGCCGCGCCTTTTTGCGCCGTCCGGCACAGCCTCCTCGCACTCGAGGCTGGCGTTTTCGCTGCACAGGTCGAACACAAGGCCGCCGCCCTCCCAAAAGCGGAACCGTGCCCGGGCGCGGTTGCACTCACGGATGGTCCGCGTCATGCCGTCTGTTCGGGGCGCGCGCAGCGGATGTGCCTCCCGCGCCGCGAAGGACGCTTCCAGCAGATACCTGCCCTGCCGCAGCACAAGCCTGCGGGACGACGCCTCCACGATGCGCACGCCCCGGTAGGTGGCCAGCCGGTATTCACGGCCGCGGTACACAACGGCACAGATGCACCCTGTAAAGGAGCGTCCGCAGAACGGGATATGCGCGACAGAGGCCATCACGCTGCACGGCTGCGCAAAATCGTTGCACTGTACCCACAGGTAGTCCCGTGGAAAGGCGCTGCCCCGGTCGCCCTCAATGTATCCGGTCCCGCCCGTCAGGTCGATGAATCGGCCGTCCACCGTGAACCCGCCCGCCAGCGTGTGCGCCATGCTGTATACGCTGTGGCTGCACTGCATCGGCAGAAAGCGGAACGGCCCCATGATGTCCGTCCTGAGCGGCGACAGCGGGCCGTAGCGCACCGCGCCCTGCACGCCGGGCAGCTCGGCCGCCACGCCCTCCTCCCCAAAGCAGAAGCCCTGCGCCCCGTCGTACTGCCGGACGGTCCCGTTGGTGATCACCTGGACGAACCGGGTTTCCCCCGCGCGCCCGGCAATGAAACAGATGCTCTCGCCGTTTTTCTGGTGCTTGAGATACACGCCTTCAAAAAGATCCTTCAT